ATTATTTCCTGCTGAAGCCCGTTTCTGAGGAAGCGTTTCACCTATCACGAACCCCCCGCCCACGCAACGCGTTTTCTCCCCCGCCCCCCCCCTTCGCTGGAAAACCGGAAACACGTTTTTACCTAAAACACACAAACCCGCTGATTATCAACGGTTTATTTAAATTATTGATAATCAATGTATTATTATAATCTATTGATTATAAGCAACTTAAATAAATATATATCCTACATATTAATGTACGCGTATAATGCTGCTCTTTTGTGTTTTTGTAATTTGCTTATAATCAGATAATAGAATCGAAATTAATACAAGTTAACAAAAAAAAGATAGTATATATATTTGTAGTATTGATAAATGTAGTATATTTGCAATGTGTTAAAGCGATAGCACATAGTTGACATGATGAACCTATATAGTGTACCCGTTGGGCTAACTATATCTGTATCTGTAACTGCCTGCGTTGTGGGCTATTAAATTGAATATCATTTGTTTAACAATTAAAATATATTGGAATTATGATTACAAAAAAGAATGTAAACAAGCTGCAAAATGCTGTTATTAAAGAGAATGCCTCTAATTTGGTAGGTGCGGTAAAATTGTACAACGCTTTATTTACAAATGGTGCAGACCTGAAGGTTGTTTGCAAATCATTGGAAATACCTTTAGAGTATGCCACAAAAGTGGCAGCACTCGCAAAGGATAAAAAACGTTTAGTTACTGTATGTAGTCAAATGTTGCCTAAAGTTGGTGACACCTTTATTAAGTTTACGCTTTACTCTAAAGTGTATAAAGATAATAAGATAGACAAAGAGAAAGGAATTGAGGCAAAAACGGCTGATTGGTGCGATGATAATGTGGTTTATGGCAGTGAATATAAACCTTTCGGATTTGCAACCGCGGAAACGTTGGAAACGAAAAGTAGTGCAAAATGGATCGTTAAAGAGACGGACGAGTATAAATCCACTTATGTGGCCGTTAAGATCAAATCTTATTCGATTCGTACCGTTGCAAAGTGTGTATCTGAGTATTTAGCACACGAAAGCAATCAGCAGTGAAAAAACAAGGTTGGGCGCGTACCGTCAAACGCGTCTGTACGCCATTGTCAGTGGGTGCACGTCCCGCGTATGCTTTAGACTGAAGCTGGCAAAACAGAGAGTTATTTTACATATTGGGGATAAATATACCGTTGCCCTTGCCGTTGGCAATTAAAGGGCTGGTATTACTGCATGAATCACCCGAATAGGCGTGATTTATGTTAGGTATGTGATTACAGTTTGGAAAACATGCCGTTGTACGAGGTTTATCTCCAGATCGAAACGTGTCTTACTTGCTTACACGAAAAAATAGAACAAGGCTGTAGATTAAATTACAGGGTACAAGCATGTAGCCTACCATGTAGGGACGTGCCGTATCAAAGCGCAAGGACACAATCGCCTTTATTTGTGGCTAAGTTGTGTAGCAGACGGAAAATATAATAACAACATAGTACGGGCCTGTACGCAAGAACTACGTACTAATTACGGGCTGTTGGTTGTAGCATAAAATCTCTATAGGATAGGAATGCGTGTCTGGTTCGATTCCAGAGCAACCTCTAAATTATAAATAATATAATAGCATGGAAAAGAAAGCAATGATCAACGCTTTAATTGAAGCGTTCAATAAATCTAAAAACAGTTGCGTAAAAATAACATTGCGCAACTATATCGAGACGGTGGAAACACTCAGTGAAAATGAGTATAAAGAGGCGGAGGGTTTCTATATCGAAGCTCTTAACCGCTGGAGTTAATCATAATTAAAGCATAAAGAAAATGGAAAGGAAATTTAAATCTCATATGGTAGACGTCCGCGGTCTGTCCAGGAAAGAAGCTAAAGAAAAGCGGAAAATAGCGTATCGTGAATTTATGTTGTATCGGGATCTCAAAGAAGCGTATCATGCCGATACGGGAAAGGACAAATGCAAACGCAAAGTCCATACGTCACGAACATACGTGAAGGAAAACATAAACAGTATTTAAACAAAAATAGGGTTGTTCCGAATGTCGGAGCAGCCCTATTTTTGTATCCTACTCTTTCTATTTACGGGTAAGATATTCTGAGAGTGAACGGCGGATGAGATCTATATTGGTCTAAAACGAAACTAAAATATGAGAGTTTGGATATAATGCCGGTATTTTGTCTATATCATGTCGTTAAAATTGGTCTAAAACGAAACTTTAGGCGGTTTTCTGACCCAAAATAGGACGTCGGATGCCGCCTTTTTCGTCTCTATGGATTGAAAATTAGGCTTATTGTATTTTTCTTAAAAATTAGGTATGCTTAATTATCAATTAGTTAGGTTTTATAATCCCCGTATTTTCGGACATACTTATTGTATTTTTTTTATTCTATGTGGTGGTTTTTATTAGTAGCTGACTTGTATTTTCTGTCGGTTGGTATTCGTTCTATGTTGGAGTACGGACCGGATCAGTATAATATTGTAATGGTCTTTTGTTTTTCTTTATTGGCTTTGATTATAGGTTTAAATATCTATCTTGATAGGAGAAGCAGACGGTAGGGCGTGGGTTGAAGACTCTCTATTCTCTCTATGGAATGATATTATCTCCAAACACCCCACACCTCATGCCAGAGTATAAGCTTGTAGCGCTCTCCGTATGCCGGTAGCGAGGGGTGAGAGCGTAGGTTCTATGCGGGAAGCCGGAGGATTAGCCGGAGAGGGAGAGGGGGAGAGGGAGAGGGGGAGAGGGAGGGCACTCTCTTCCAACAAAATTCAATAGATCAGAGCTTTAAACTTCCAACAAAATTCAATAGATTCCAACAAAATTCAATAGATCAGAGCTTTAAACTTCCAACAAAATTCAACTCTCTTCCAACAAAATTCAACTCTCTTTCAACAAAATTCAACTCTCTTTCAACAAAATTCAACCCTCTTTCAACAAAATTCAACTCTCTTCCAACAAAATTCAACAGATCAACGTTTTAAAACAGTATTCTGTAGGTAAGAGTTAAGGGCTGCATTATGTGAGTATTTTTTTCAATCGGAATGTATAACAATTAAAACATAAACAACATGAACGTATATGACTTTGCTCCTGACTTAGATTTGAGTAAGGAGGTAGAAGGTTCTATTTTTGGGGTGAAAGGAATAGAAGGTAGTGATGGTATAGTATATGCTAAGGTAGTTAGCTGTGTAGAAGTTAAGGATTACAGTTGTGATAGGTGTATTTTTTATGAATGTTATAAGGATGAATGTTTGTTATCGCGTAGTGATAGTTGTATAGATAGAGACTGGTGTTGTAGGTACGAACAGGCTGCCATAGAGGGGGAGTAGGCGGCGCCTTGGGCTAAGGCCTGCGGTTGTAGGTGGAACGTAGGTCGGAGCAGAGCCGGAACAGTTTGTTGTGGAACTAAAAAAATAAAAAGGAGGAGATAGCGATATGAAAAAGGCATTTAAGATATTTTCTATTATGTTTGTCATAGAAATAGTGTTGATAGCTATTTTAGTTGCTATGGCGTAAGTGAGAAAAATTTCTTCATTAATTTTCTTATGCTTTAGACAGAGTGCTCCCGTCTACGAAGATCGGAGCACTTGCTTTATGGGATTCATGGTGCGGTAGGTCGGTTCGATTCCGGCGATCTCACACAACATTAAAAACAAAGGAGGAAAGAAAATGAAAGATGGTATTACATTACATCCAGAACACGGATTGAATTCGTCTATAGAAGTTTGCATGATATGTGGCGAAGAGATGGGGATTGCTTTATTAGAGAATAACATCAAGGGGCAGGCGCCGCATCATATATGCACGGGAGAAATATGTGACAATTGCAAAAAGACAATAGATGACGGAGGTTGTTTTATTATCGAAGTCGAGGATGGATCAGATCAAAAGAATCCGTATCGTACAGGGAGATATTGCGCGATAAAGAAAGAAGCAGCAAAGAAAATACTTGGACAGGAGCATAGTGTTGTGTACATGGAAAAGTCTGCGTACAGTCAAATAATACCACAAAAATAAAGAAAGATATGTTTACAAAAGAAGAGCGATTATTCATTTGGAAAAAGGTATATGAGGAGATCGAAAGGTTAGAGGATGGGAATTATATATGCGTCATGTTGAGAAATATAGTATTTAAGTTTTTCAGTACTCCTAAAAAAAATAGAATCCTTTTATGGGTTATATTTAGATAAAATGGTGAAAACATATTTCCCGGAATTGGAGGAAAAGAAAAGTATGGCTACAGAACCAGAAGGAAAATGGAGTATATATGGATGGTTTGGCTGTATTAGTCCAGAAACGAAGGAGGTGAGGCTAAATATCGTGAAAGATATTATAAAAGAATTAGAAGGTGATTATATACCACTTTACACAAAAGCGTAAAACAATATACATTTGTACGAAGTATCATACTGGGTATCACCAATACCCTCTACCGGTTGCTCAAAAGTGAGATCGCCGGATTCTTTTACCAAAAACGTTTTTGATTTTACCCATCTTACGTTTTCAAGATGGAACCTTATATCAAAGACCTCTTTTACTCAACCGTCTTGTCCGAAACAAGGGACTTATTGATTCGATTGAGTAAAACAAAGTTAGAAAAGAAGAATATGAAATTAAATAACATATGTATGTTTTACAACATGTATGGTGTAAAATAGTATATAATCGCCAATTAGAATAGTATTTTTGTTAACCTATTTTATTCATCAAATTAAGTTTTGGGTTTTGGCATGTCGGTTCGTGAGAATAGGCATGTCTATTTCTGTATCATAGAGGGATGGCGCGGCGTGCCGGCATGTACGTGTCGGTTCTGGTTCGATTCTGGGCGTCTCACAAACAATAAAACAAAAGAGTTATGAGAATATACAAGAATGATATTATAAAGGCGTCAGCGATAAGCACCGGCGCAGACAGAGGTGTGTTACTGTGTTCAATAACAGATTCGGGATTCACGTCTATAGCGGGCGTAATATCGGCTGTTAAGGATAAGTTACCAGGCAAAGATTATAAGAAGATGATTTTTGAAATACGGAATGATGGAAGAAACGAATATGGTAGATATAATAATTGCGGAGGAAAAATATGAAATACAGAGGTCTGTTGCTCCCTATGATATTAGCTGCAATGTGCGGAGATGATGCCTTTGTGCTAAATACTAAAAGGGGAAAAGGAATGCAATCTACATATAGAAAAGAATGGTGCGAAACGTGTTGTGGTATCATATTACCATTATTCACGCAAGGACAAAAAATCACATGAGTTCCCAAACGGATTACGTTAATGTTTAAATACTTTGAGGCCAGGAGGACAAAAGTATTTTATAGTCAGATAAGTCAGAAACAGAATTATGCGCGATGCTAAAGTGGGCAAAAGAAAAAGGCTTGACCATTGAAGAGTTAAGTATTTAATTGTTAAACACAAGGCAGTAGTGGTGCGTGAGTATAGGTGCTGCCGTTAAAATGTTTTATAAGATGAAAAAAGAAGAGATTCAAACTATTTTATACACAATCAAAGAAGGAGACAGTATTAAGATCAAAGTACAAGACAAAAGTGAAGAGATAAGACTGCGGGATCATGTAAGAAGAACGCAGAAATACGGATACAGGTTTTGTTTGTCTCATTTGCATGATGGAATTTTCTATCTGGAGAAGTTGGAAGAAGGGGATAAGGATAAATACTATAGAGTAATAAACAGAGGAAATGGAAAGACCGGAGTATAATAAGCTACGCAAAATGGCTAAGACTACTCCAGGTCTGATAGTGGACGAGGCGCAAAACATGATGCGTGTATCGCTATACGATAATGGGGAACTTAAGAAGGTGGTAGTAGTAATGAAATGCGATTCTTTTTTACAGTCAAAAAGTAACATAGAAAAGATAATGTTATTATCATCTTCCATAGAAGATAGAAAAAACAAAGAAAAAAATAAAACAAAATCAGAAAATGGACAGAATAACAAAAATAAGAGAAGAAATAGGAGGAAAACAGGTTGATTTGACCTTTTACGGGCGCTTTTGCAGCCTTATCGAAGATGATAGAAAGATAATACTAAGGGCGATAAAAAACGGTCGTAAGAAGGGCGTAATTGGAGCCATTCAGCCTGGGAGACATGATAGAATTTGGACCACATGGTCTATTGCTTTTGATGATTTGAAGGTAGGGGATACGGTAGAGTTCAGTACATCTGGAAAATACAATCCCGGATTTCATGCTACGGAAAAGTATGCAGGGTGTGTAGAATGGATAAAAGGATCGGAATGTGCGATAAAAACCGGCAATGGAATGGCGGTAGTATTAATTAAACACATAGAAAGGGTAGTAAAATGATGGGGTTGAGAGAATTTGTAGAACTTTTTGACAAGAATGAAGTAAAGAATTTGTTTAATGCATTGTCTTCATGTATAGAATACGTAAGGATAGATTTGCATGTATTTAATATAGGTGCTCATGTTGCGTGTCTGTACAGTAATGATCCTGAATTGCTTTCACAGGCAGAAGGTTGTAATGTGAATATGATAATAGAGGTACCCTACTTGTTTGAAGCATTTATGGAATACGCTTCACCGGAACTGAAAGCTTATTATGATGAACTAACAAAAGAAGTATGAAAGAGGAAGTAGAACGGATAAAGAAGTTGGTAGGCATAGATCATAACAGATGGGAGCAACCTTGTACATGTGATAAATGCAAGAACATGTGTGAGGTCCCTTGTATTGGTACGCCAAAAGACATAGAGGCTATTATAGATGCCGGATACGCTGACAGGTTAAAAGAAACAATGTGGATGGTAGGGTATCTTGCAGTGAAAGAAAAACCAATAGCGATGATCCAGCCAACAGAGAAAGACGGGTGGTGCGCATTCCGCCAGCCGGACGGTCTCTGCGAGCTGCATGACCGTGGACTAAAGCCGACTGAAGGAGTTCTGGCTTCTTGTAAGGTGGTTGAAGAAGACAATGTCCCAACATACGAAACATCCGTACTTAGAGCAGTAGCTCATGAGTGGGTTAAGGTGGAGAACTTCGCAACTATAATGAGGGTCGTTTTTAAATTTTTGCATGAAAATGAACGTAGAAAATAAATTAGATAAAGTGGTTAATATCCTAAAAGAAAAAGGATTTGTAGTATATAGAAAGGGCGGGAAGGAGCCAGGTGTGTTTTACGCTAAAGAAGGTGACAGCCGGATAGGATTCGTTTATCCCAACAACGGATATATATACGACAGGATAAAAATGTGGTCTTTTTTAAGGGTGTATAAACCGCATAAGAAAACAGGGTCTTCGTGCTTAATGTGTGTCAGCGACGAATTTACTATAGAGAATGCGATTAAGAACATAGAGGATAGACTGTGGGTAAATTATATAAAAGATGGTAACAGAAAACGACCAGAAGAATATAAAAATATAAGAGAATTTGTTGGTAGCTTCACTAAATTCTACAACTCTGTAGAATTAGTTGAGGTTAAGTAGTTTTCCATATAAGTTAGTTACCGGCACTGGTCTGCGAAGATAGGTGCCGTTTTTTTTATTCAAGAAAGGAGGACAAAGATGGAGAAAAGAGACAAGAAGATACCTTATGAGGTAGTCATACAGGAAAGAAAAAGGGTGGATTTATACGGTAACATAGTGTATTATATCCATTGGTTTGATAAATATGGGTACAATATCACAAAAGAATGGAAATTTTGGAGCAAGGGCCCGAAAAAGAAATACGATAGAGTTAATTGTTATCTAACGGATAGTTGGCTGAAGGAATACTGTGGGAATAACAATTTAAAGATAAGTAGAATAAAGGAATGAAAACGATAAAAGTAGACAAAGTGATATTATATTACATGGATCGGGTAGACCCTGACGGGAACTTATACCGGTTCTATGTGTATAAAGGAATGGCATCTGAAATAGAATACTTTTGCACTGAAGAGGCAGGTAATATGACCATACCAATCGGAGAAGGAGAGTATGTCAAGATCGTACCAAAAGAAATAGAGAAAATACCGGTAAGGGGATATAGGAAGCTTGCTGGAATATGGAATTGTGAAACATGTAACGGGAAGGGATGGCATAGGCTTTTTAATTATTTCAAATACAAGCCAGACATATGTTATATTAAAAACATAGGGCGTGATAAAAATGGAAACACAAGATATGAAGTATCATTATTTAATGCCACTATGAATGTGACAAGGTATTTTAATCTGTGGAGAATGAAGCCAGGGATGCATGCTATGATAACAAACGAGTACGGAGTCTTGGATATTATAAAAGAAAAATTCGATAACATAAATATAGTGGAATATAGTGGAATATGGATATAAATAAAAAGAGTAGAAAAGATTATGAGAAGTTTCTTAACTCAATATCTCCAGATAGAGACGATGAGGCATGGATCATTGGAGGAAAGAACAGGTATTGCGGTAGAGAGAATTATGGCACTATGATCAAAAGGTATGATCCTATTGGTTTTAATGTAGGATACAGGGAGTGGGTAGAACAGCCAGAGTAAGGCGGCGCCTGTCCTGCCATGAGGTCGGTCCGCCTGTTTGTGGCCAGGGTCGTATATTAGTCAGATAGTGAACGACGAAAACAATACAAATCAGCAAATCATAGAGAAATTATGAACGAAGTAATTTTAAGCAACATGTTAGGATGTCAGACATATTGTATATCAGACAGCCCTTCGAATAGATACTGTCTTATTGGGCCTATTGAGTGCAATGAGAAGTTAATAGAAGTGTTTAAGAAGGGGATAACAGTAAAACTCAAATACGTGGAAAAACGAGTCCTGGATACATTTACGGACAACGGAATCGACCTGAGCAATTACACTCACTGTATTATTGTGAAGCGGAATTTTTATCTCGCTTGGTAATAGCAAAACATAAACGATATGAATAATTTTGTAATAGATACTCCAGATAATTTCTGGCAAATAAGATGGCTTGACAAGTATATGGAAGGCCACAAAGGGTTCGTAGCTGGTGGATGTTTTAAGAATATTCTTTCTGGAGAAAGAGTAAAAGACATTGATATTTTCTTTGAAAGTGAAAGCGATTTTCAGGAAGCTATTGATTTGTTCAATGATGAAAAACATCAGAAAGAAGGATGGAAATTTAAGTACAGAAATGAGAAGGTATGTGCGTTCCAGAAAGAGGGAGAAAAGGTATGGATAGAGTTCATAGAGTCAGAGTTTGGAAAGCCAGAAGAGATTCTTAGGAGCTTCGACTTTACTGTGGCAAAAATGGCTTACTACAAGGAGCCTAAATACGAAGAAAAGGAAGATGATTATTTTCCATTCTCATCTACTGATGTAGTAGGATACGAGTATAAACTACTCTATCATGATAAATTCTTCGAACATCTTCATATGAAGAGGCTGGTCATTGACGAAAATATTCCTTTTCCAGTAAGCACATGGGAGCGCTCATATCGGTATAAAGGATATGGTTACAATATGTGCCGGGAGACAAAGAAAAAACTTCTACAGGCTCTTAAAGGTGTAAACGTAGAGGAGGAAGATGTATCTTTGTACACTACTGGAGGATGGGATTAACTTATAAAACATAGATATATGAATACATCATTTGAGAAATCTAAAAACAGTACAGATGAATGGCACACACCTAAAGAAATTATAGACGCTTTAGGGGAATTTGATTTAGATCCATGTGCGCCTATGCGTCCGTTATGGAGGACAGCCAGGGTTATGTATAACAAAGAGCAAGATGGATTAAAACAAAAATGGGAAGGAAGGGTATGGTTAAACCCACCTTATTCAAGACCGACTATAGAGCATTTTATTACTCGTATGGTAGAGCACAATAATGGAATAGCTCTTCTTTTTAATCGTCTTGACAATAAGATGTTTCAGGATGTTGTATTCCCGAAAGCAAAAGGTATATTGTTCATGAAAAGAAGGATAAAATTCTACAGAGAAGATGGAACAATAGGTGAAAGTCCAGGCTGTGGGTCTATTCTGGTTGCATTCGGTGAAGAGAATGCGGAAACATTAAGATCTTCTAATATTGAAGGAAGATATATACAGGTCAATCAAGAACCGTGTAACACCCATGTAGATTGGGAACAACGTAGATACGAGATGGCAAAAACCATGCTTCCGATCACATCCGTATCAGGACGTGGACCTCACGGTGAATTAATATTGGAAGCGTGTGATAAGGCGGCTGAATTAGCTGTAATATATGCGGATGCTTTAATTAAAGAACTGAAATGAAATCAACAGTATATGCTCATCTTGAGAATGATTATAGATTTTATAGACTTCCTCTATTTAGAGCTACGGCTGTAAAATACGGATGGAATAATCCTATAGGGGAAGATAGTGGGAGAGAGAAAAAAATATAATTCACAGTATTAAGTAGATATATTATGAGCACAAGTAAAGAATACAAGGCGGTAAGAAACTGCATACTAAATGAACTTCACCTTACCAAAGAAGATATAATCAAAAACATAGAACCATTATTGGAAAAGCTTGTAAAAAGGTGCATGCATAATACATACGGAGGAAACAATCAGATAGAAAATTGGATCAGATGTATGGTAAATGACGAACTTAAACAAAAAGAAGGCTATGGTTTTGTAAGGAAAATATGTGGGGAGGTTATAAAAGATCATGTGTTGAATGAGTTGAACATAATTGTAAGACCAAAAAATGAAAGATGCGTATGTGAAAATAGAGTACCATCAAGAAAAGATGGTTTGTATCTAATCTACGGAAACGGACACGCTGAGCCGTTTGCTGGAGAGAATTTCAAAAAGAATGTGCGTTATATCGGATTAAAGCACAAAGACGTATCGTTTGCTATCTCACTGACGGAGCATGATAGCGTACAATTGCTTGACGATGATAGCCGTGAAAAATCCGGAAGTGAGACATATTACGAACGTAAATGTGATGCGCTGTTTGACATTGACGGACGCGGCAATACGGAACGCCTTGTGGCCAGAAATCCAAAGTTGAAAAATTTGCTGAAAGATGGCGAGTATATACCATCTCTTGGTCAATTAAATTTAATGGCCCATTATATGGACGAACTAAACAAAGCATTCGCTTATGTTTCGGCATCTCCCCTCTCCTCGACGTGGTATAGATCCAGTACCGAGAGCAGCCCGAGCGTCGCGTGGTACGTGGACTTCTCCATTGGTAGCGCGTACTACAGTGACAAGTACAACAGTAGCAGGGTTCGGGCGGTAATTGATTTTTAAAAAGGATTACAATGATAACATCGGTAAAAATAAAAGACAACACAAAAACTCCTTTTGAATATGCTTCTGACATAGAAGCATTTGAAAATGGCAGAGAATTTATTTTCAAGCCAGGAGTGAACGTAATTATAGGTAAAAACGGTAGTGGAAAATCAACCTTGCTTAACATCATATCAATGTATGCGTTATGTGAGAAATCCATGTGTTCTGAAATACCGATCGAGGCACTGGATTTTCCACCTATATTTGATGATGATGATGACAAGGTTCTTGATGGGATTGACATATTATCCGATTATGCAGGGAAAGTATTCCGTTTATTGCCATCGGCGGAGATGAATCGAGATAGTGTATTAAAAAACATCAGCAACTTAGATTTGTATGTGAATAATATTCGAAGATCTTATGGAGAGAAAGTGGTGTTATCATTGGAATCACTTTTCAATTTAATGTTCGGTCAAAAGGATTATACATTTCCAATACAAGATCTTGTAGAATACAAGAAAAAATCAAATGCGTTTTGGATTAAAAGAATTGATAACCTGTTGAAGTATTATGAAAGAAACCGCATAACATTAACAGAAAGCAGTTTTGAATACACGGTTCTCATGGATGAGCCAGATAGGAATCTTGACATTGACAACATAATGCAAATTTATAATGTATTGTCATTCCATAAACCACAAACACAAATTATAGCCATAGTACACAATCCGGCATTGATTTACAAGTTAAGCAAATTAGATTGTGTGAATTTCATAGAGATGACAGAAGGGTATCTTAATAAAACTTGTACATTTGTGTCCAACTAATTAAAAGTGATATGAACTGGAAGAAATTTAAAGAGGAAAAACCTCCAGAGGGAGAAGAAGTGTTGGTTTATCATCCAAGTTGGATAGATGAAGATTTCAATCCAAGAGGTATAAGAATAGGGTTTTGGAATGGAGGGGACGATTTTAAATCAGCCCATTGGTGGGATTATCAAGATTGTTATATCACAATCTCTCATTGTGATTGTGATGATAATTCTCTTTTCAGTGATAGAATAAAAAACAGCATAGAGCCAGAGTTATGGATATCACTTGATGTTATTACAAATTACTTACCTAACATAAAACAGTTGCTTCAAAGTATGGAGTAACGATACATAAGATTGATAAATGGTATCCTTCTTCCAAAACTTGTGAATGTGGCTGCATTAATAAAGGATTGTCGTTACGCGACCGCACGTGGGTATGCCCGGCGTGCGGTGCAATTAACGACCGTGATATTCTTGCAGCCCGTAATATACTTCGGAAGGGCATTTCCGAATTGGAAAGCAAGAGTAATTCCAACGATAGTAATATCGGGGTTTCTTGCGTTTGTATCCAAGAATCCCATTTGCTTTAGCTATGGGAGTGTGTCAAGACAGAAGAAGAGCAACAGAAAGAAGTTGCAGTATGGGGAGAAAATATGAATCTAATGAAAGATTGTTCCTTGGAGAAAACAGACGAGGATATGTACTACAACTCTGAATGGGATTATACTTGTGAAGAGAGTGAATTGGAACCGGAAGACAAGAATGACCCTGATGTACATAAGGTATATGAAGCAGGAATGTATTATATTTATTCGAATTGATTTTAAAAAGATCTGATTATGGCAGCATTAACAACACTAAATATAACGGAAAAGAACGCTAATAACAGTTTGTCTGTAACTGTTAAAGTGAATGTCACCAAAGAAGGAGTGTTTACTACTACCTTGTCAAAAGAAGATGTGGACAAGATTCATTCTTATGGGATCAAATTACCTACAAACAGATTAGGCAACGAAGGATATTTCGATAGTATAGCACTTTCTGATTTGGAAAGTCAAATCAGGGAAGTTCTGAAGAGATGTTTGAGTTGTAAAATAGTAGAAGAAGTGCCTGTTATTAAGTATCAACTGGAAACGAATTGCATGTTTTCCTATGACAAAAACGGAAATATTGTCCCTAACCCCTCTAAGGAATGGACAGGAGGCGATGAAAATGGAAAATGGAGAGATGGAACTTCCCGTTTAGATGCCTTAAACACCCAACCTTTCAGTTTTAGTGTTTATGCAAAACCATTTCTAAAAAGAGTAATTGAATATGGAAATGGAGAGACAAAAGTAGAATACGGCAGGTTAAATACAGAAAAAGGAACTTATGCGCACTGGCTGAATTGTGTAACGAGCATATCATACAATAGACATAAACAGGTAATGGAAGTGGAGTGTAACGAATGTACCTCGAAATTATTCGTTGATATGATCAAGTCCATTTGTAATATAAGCGAACAAGTTAAGAGTTTTGTCAATCCAGAACAAATAAAAGCAATTGCGGAGTCAAATGAACCGATTTTGCTTTTATCTAACAACTAAAAAATCATGAGGTATGTATGTGTTTTTATCTGCTTTCCGTTATGGCTTATTTTTACATTGTTATTATCATCAACTGTCATAGGATTGGTTATAAGCGTGAGTGATGAATGGCAGGAAATGGGTGACAAAATAATAGATAAACTTTAATAAAATATGAATAAGAATATAATCAACAACGCTCAACTTTTAGAGATTAAAACTAAGATTAGACAACTTGGAGCAATGATGAATGCATATCAATGCAGGTTTGTGGTTTCTTCGGGTCAATTGTTTTTTGTGGATGATGAATATGCTGGAACGGTTAAACTGACTAATCTTGATAATGGAGAATCTAACATATCATTCCCTTCATGTGACGATGGATTGATAATCAATCCAGCCGATAAGCATATTAAATAATTTCAAAACTAAAAATATTTAAATTAATTAAACAATAATAAGACATGAAACAAGATATAGAATTTGCTGTTCCTCTTTTTAAAGCTGGTGCAGAATGGCGCATTAACAGCGTGTGGCATTCTATAACAGTAATTCCAGATTGCCACCGTTTTATTGTGTTTCTCCCTAAGAAATCAACAATAGGATCAAAGAATCCAATTATGGGTATATTGGAAGAGAACAGAACTTTTATATCCAGCCGTCCAGGATGTATTTTATGCAGATTAGATGAAATGGAATCATGGGCTTATAAAGAAGTCGTGTATCCAAGAACTGGAGTTCCAGTATTTATGTTAAAAGATATCGGCATCGGTTTTAGAACCGTAGAAGGTGCAACTGAGGTGGCTAATTTGCTTGTTAAATATAATGCATTTAAAATAAAATCAAGGTTTCTGACAGGATCGTATGAACAGTTTTGGATCATAGAAGAAAGTGTTTGCCCGGCTATTAAAGGGGAAGCGGGGTATAGCAAAGAAGAGTTTGATAAGGTAAACAAGGAAAGCAAAGATTCAGAATTGGAAAGTATAAATTCCTTCAATGATACTGTGAAAAAGCCAATGAAATTAAAGACAGGGTGTTGAAATACGTGTACAACATAAAACAAGAGCGTTCATATAACAATGACCTGGTTGGTATCTTTGAAAGGTATAAAGATATAGCAGACGGTGATATGGAGGTAGCTATGAATTTTATTAAGGAGGCCTATCCATTCAATGAAGAAACAGAATCGTTTATCAGGAAAAAGTTTGACATGCCTATGCCGGACGAATCAAAAGAGTAGTAATTGGGCTAAATTAAATCATTTTGAATCTTTTTTATTATCAAAAGACATATCTTTGTCCAAAAAAAACAAACAGAATGGAAGAAAAAGAGATAAAAGAAGCTATGATTGAAGCCCTGACGCACTTAGAGGGGTGTAAGTATTTCGTAGCCACGATAGTAAATGAAGAGGAAAGAAGATTTGATATGAGCCTAAGAATGTCACAGCATCAATTGGCGTTAATTATAAAAGGCATCTTATCTAATAATGAGATGATGATGATGGATGTTTTGCAGTGGTGTTCTGAAAGATTTAAAAATAGTATAGAGAAAGGGAAGAAATCAACTAATTAAATATTAATACAATGAATCGCTGGTTTGAAATTACGGTAAAAGCCGAGATTGATAATATCGAGAACGGCAAAAAAAAGAAAGTAACTGAAAAGTATTTGGTAGATGCCTTGTCTTATACAGAGGCAGAATCAAGATCTTTAGAGATTTTCAAGGATTTATTTCAAGTGTTCGACATTATTAAAATAAATCCTATTAAAGTGTCGGAAATCTTCTTCAACGGAGAAGCTGAGTACTGGTATAAGTGTAAGGTGAATTACATTACACTGGATGAAAAGAAAGGTAAAGAAAAGAAAACGCCATGCTATATGTATGTCCAGGCCGGCAATCCGAAAGACGCTGAGGCTGTGTTAACTAAAGGTATGCAGAGCACGTTAGGAGACTGGAATTGCGAAGCTATTGCTGAAACGAAGATCATTGACGTATTCAAATACGATCTTCAGAAGGGAGCTGAAAAATTAGGCGAGAAGAAGAGTGAAGAGTAAGGCTGATGTAGTTTCCAACATAGCGCTTGTTGTGGCGATAATATCATTGCTTTCAGCAGGCGCTTTCCTTCTGATAGTGATTAAGACAGACGAGGTATCTAAATTATTAATGAACGTACCTTATCTACTGGCTTCAGCGGGATTGTTCTTTTCAATAATATCATTATTATTCGAATGGAAAGCAAGGAAAAGAAGCTATACGTCTGCGAACGATGTGGACGAAAAGTGATGATAAGAAGTCATGGCTTATGCCAGGCTTGCAGGAGCAAAGAGTTGACTCCGAAGAAAAAAAACAGAATTACATCCATTAAAAACAGCAGCAAGAAGAAAAAGTTAGAGAACCCGGATTTATCCGGGTTTTTTCGTCTTATGTTGGAGGAGTTGAGTACTATTCGAATGTCTATGACTGGTAAAGCTATTCATTTTCCTACAGTATGTAACGTCTGTCACATACTTCCGAAAAGGTTATATAAGTCGGTTGCCACTTGCAGGGATAATATAGTTTTCCTTCATGAATCAGAGCATACGGTATTCGACATGTATCTTGACCGGATGGAATTTGATAAACTTGAAACAGAATTTCCTTTTGTGTGGAAGTATGCGGTAAAGAAGGTGCTGGATATGGAAAGCAGGGGAATGATTAAAGAAAGAGGTAGATTAATTATTGAAATAATTGACAGATATGAGAAAACTTTATAAAATAAGAATAGAAGCTGACGATGAAACTATCTTTTATGCTCACATACAGAGAGAAAGTTATGGTAAGGATATAGCTATCGAAGTGAAAGATAGAGATAAAGATGAAGTGGAAACAGTGTTACATTGTATTAAAGAAGAATTGATTAGAGGAAGATCATGAAAGAGAAAATAAAAATATTGACAGATTTAGGATTTGTCCCTATGGTGGAAGGAGAAGGAAATACGTTGTTTAGAATGAACGATGTTGTGATGTCGGTGTCAGATCCTAACCAAACACCAGAGCAGTTGAAGAAGGAGGTTATGTCTTTAATAAAGAACAGAGACATAGCAGAAAGAGGCGGACAGGTTCCAGTAGTTGAAGAGCCGGCGCCTGAGACAGAGCAGGCCCAGAAGGAGGAACCGGAAGCTCCGGCGGAGGAAGCCGCTCCTAACCCTGGAGAAGAAGATTCGAATCCGTTTACAGAAAATCAGGAAACGTTAGAGCCGTTTTATATCTGTGATGAGTTAAAGAAGATCGAGACTCCCAAATTCGTAAGATTGACATTAGACGGTAATCGTTTTTATGTAAGAAAGATGGACGATGGGACAGCCAAGATATACGCCTCGGTAACAACCATGATCAGAGACGGATTCGTAGATGACAAAACGGCTCTTCAAGAATGGAGACAGGAGATGAGGATGATTGGTCGCAATCCGGAAGAAGTATCAGAATATGATGCAGATAAAGGAACGATCATGCACTACCTATACGGATTATACTTGACAGGTAGAGATATGGTCTTAAATCGAAGTTTTATAGTTAAGACAGTGCAAGAAGGCAAGCTTAAAATATCAAAAAAGAATCTTGACAAATTCTTTGGTAGCATAGATGATCTTGACGATATGATTGTTAGGGTTATGAAGTTTGCTAAATTTTGTTCGGAGTATAAGGTTAAGCCGATGATGATTGAAAGAATATTATCATTAGAAGATTATTTGGTAGCTACGCCGATAGATGCGATGGTTAAAATGACATTCAAGTACAAAGAAGAAGGTTATTTTGGAGCCGTGTATCAAAGGGCTACGGGGCAGTTCAAAAAAGGAGATCCGAAGAAGGAAGTGAGAGAAGTGGAGAAAGAAGAGATTGTTATCTTAGATTTTAAATCAGGTGACATACGAAATGAACATGCTTTTCAATTGGAGGCTGAAAGGAGAATGGTTAAAAACTGGTACGGAATTGATGCACGTATTATGAATTTTTCTCCAAAAAGCACGAACAGTAAAGGTTATACGCTAAAAGAATGGTCTGATAAAAATGCTGCTATGGAGAAGGCAGACTGTGTATTCCAACAAGGGATGTTGAATCATATCAGAAAAGACAAGAGGTTCAAAGTGAGAAAGGGAGTGCTGAATATCAATAAGCCTTACAATGAAGAGGATCATATTGTCGTATATGATATTGCTGAGGAAATGTCTAAAAGATTTGTAATATAAATAAGCATTATGCTTGATTTTAGAAGATACGAAAACGTACCCCGGTTTCAACTTGACCGCAGGCCTGGCAGGAGCCGACTAAAGCTGACCTGCCCGGCTTGCGGGAAAAGCCGGTGCCTCACTCCTTATATTGATGTGGCAACAGGTCAGGTTGTTGGAAACGAGTTCGGAAGATGCGATCACGAACGGACTTGCGGTTACGATAAACGACCCACTGGTAAGGATGTAGGTGACAAAGATCTTTGGATTTCGGGAAATAAGTGTATAAGAGCTTATCGTCCTCCTATAAATCCTGACGTTGTAAATTACATACCTTTTAGCGAGTTTGAGAGGACTGTAGTCCCAGACGATAGAAACACCGTATTTAGATTTTTATCGTCTCTATGGGGAAAAGAAAGGGTATCTGATGTATTCAGAAGGTATCATGTCGGAACAATGGACTTATGGGGATGGAAAGGGTGTTGTATATTCTGGCAGATAGACAAGGATTTTGTATGCAGAACCGGCAAGATCATGGACTTTTGTACAAAGACCGACAGCCAGGGGAATGAGATTGATGTAAAAAGAGTGAAGGAAAAAGACGGTGACAATGAGCGGCCTCATGTTATGTTTTATCACTCGTTGCATGCAAGAGACTTCTTGCTTAGACAATGCCTGTTTGGAGAACATCTTCTAAGCCAGTATCCGGATAAGGTGGTTAATTTGGTGGAATCAGAAAAGACGGCTATTATATGCGCTGTGAATAAACCAGATGAGTTATTTGTAGCTACCGGTGGGTTGCAGAATCTAAGGCCGGAAGTGATAGATGTTTTAAAAGATAGAAAGACTGTAGCTTTTCCGGACAAAGGACAAGCATTTGAGACATGGAGTAAAAAGATAGATGGGATGATGATGAAGTCAAGGATAAAAGTATCGGACTATCTTCAAAATGTTGAAAATGTAGGAGACGGAGATGATGTGGCAGATTTGATAATTAGTAACAAGATAAAAGAAAAATATCATGAGCCTGGATGTTTATATTAAGAACAAGAAGAAAGAAGAGGATCGTGAATGGGTTGCAAACATCACCCACAACATGAACAAGATAGCACAAAGAATATTCGTATCGGAAAATAAAGAAACGCTGTACGATTATGTTTGGAGACCAGAAGAATTGTATAAAGAAATATATACCAATGAGATGAAGAATGTACTTACAAAAGGTATATGTATTATGATCTCTAAGAGAAAAAGTCTTTTGAGATACGAGCCGGAAAACGGATGGGGGGTCTTATGATTCATTTCTTAAGTTTCTTATCAAATACAAAGAGGCGTGTGAAGATCATCCGAGTTATATAATTGAAGCAAGTAGATAACAACATGGGAAATTATAAAAATACTTTAAATGAGGTAGTGGTGATCGAATCGTCACCAGAAACGTATTTTGTTTACGCTATTCGTAATGCTATTCGTATCTCTAAATGTGCGTATCCGACAGCTAAGAAAGTAATTTTCAAAAGAGAGGACGTAGAGGTAGAGATCTCAGAAATGGAAACTGAAAGCAGTTTGTATGAAAAGTTTAAAGAAAAACAAAAGAATAGGGTATGGGACTTAATGAGCGCCAACAACGGGTTTTAAGAGGCGAAATTTGTCCTTATTGCGGAAGAGAAACTGAGCTGGTAAATGCCGATAAAATATATAGCAGAAAAGGCTTAGGGATGGTTATGATGTGCAAACCATGCAACGCTTATGTCGGTGTTCATGAATCAGGGCCGAATAAGGGAAAAGCTAAAGGCCGGCTTGCGGGGCCATCACTGAGGTCTCTTAAGATAAGAGTCCATGCCGAACTTGACAGATTATGGTCTACGCCGGAGGAACGGGAAAGGATGTATAAAGATTTATCTGAATTTCTATCTATACCGGAAGAGTACACACATATAGGTATGTTTGGCGAGAAGACGATGGGAAAAGTCTTTCAGTTCTGTCATGTAAACAAAGAACGATCAGGTTCGAGAATAGAATGGCATAAGCCTGGAGATAAGTGCCCTAATAAGAACAATCAAATAGTGTCAGGAAGTAGCGCATGTAGAGGATGTCCTGAGTATCTCCATGATGAGAAAGATGGGTATGTCTGGTGTGGTCCTGATATGAGCTACGGCAGGTTGAAATAGGGCGCGAATTGCCTATCTTTGTGCTATTATTAATCAAAAAAATATAAGCACATGGGCAGATCAACAGAGTACTACAGGACTCATCCAGAAGCCAGGAAGAAAAAGGCTAAAAAGGACAAGGAGATAAATGCCAGACCGGAACAGAAAGCCAAACGCCGGGAGCTTGGTCGTAAAAACTACGAAACGGACAAGAAGAAGGGCAAGGGCTGGAGGAAAGGCAAGGATTGTTCTCATACCAAGAACGGTCTTAGGTATAAATCAGTAAAAGCTAATAGGGGATCCAAGTCGGATACGAAAGGTGACAAAAATGCAAGAGGAGATAGCAAATAGGATAGATATAAGAAGGATATTCAAGACCTCTAAACAAGTTATGGAAGAGGCGTATGAGAATATCTTGAAATACAGGCGGGGAGAGCTTATCCCCGCTAAAACCGGATACGATTATATTGATGAGGCTTTGCTTGGAGGTATTTTCCCTCAGCACGCTATTGCCATAGGAGCCCGGCCATCTGTAGGTAAATCGTATGTGGCCCAAAAGATATTGGAAAATGTGATGAATCCGATGATCAACCCGCAAGCAGAAGATTATTTTCTTGTCAATTGCGAGTTCGAAATGAATCCTCAAGATCTTCTTCTTCGCAGAATGAGCCAGGATATGAAAAAGCGGGCTCCTGAAATATTAAGAAGGCAAGATTCTAATACAGTAGAAGAGATGAGGATGTTTGAAATCCTTCAAGGTGAAATCAGGAATAATATAATATACATCGATGCTCCGTGTACGGTAAAAGAGTTTGAGGCGGCTGTGTATCATATAGCTACCAAACATAAAGACAAACGTCTTATAATATTTAAAGTCGATCATATTGCTTTGATAAAAAGAATGGGATTAGATCCTAAGTCGGCTATAGATGATTTGGTGGCGGTTATGAACGAAGCTAAATTAGTATATAAAAACATATTTTTCCTCATCATATCCCAATTCAACAGAGAAATAGAAGGAAGGATAAAAAGCCCACAAGAGCAGCCTCCGCGTCTTTCTGATTTTTACCAGTCTGATACGCTGGGTCAGTTATGTACGTTAATGATAGGCTTGCACAATCCTCGTAGGTACGGGCTGGATAAGTATATGATATTTGGGAAAGATTGGTATCAGACTCTTGATAGGTTTAAAACTGAAAACAAAACATCATTCAGGACAGCCGGACTGGTGTTTCATCATATACTGAAGGTAAGGCAAGTTAGTATGGAAGAGCTTACTAATACAATCCACCCAGAGATCCTGCCGGGGCATGGATGGATGTACGGGGAGGGCGGGACGAAGTTCGTGAACCCCAACCAGCCGCCGACGCCGCCCAAGCTCTATACTGTGGAAGACGTTACGGACAATCAGGAACAAGAACAAGAGACAAAAGAAGAACAGTCATTGTATTAAAAAAAAATAAGAACCATGAGACTAACAGTAGAAGAAAACGAATACCTGATAAATAAGTTCCTTTTGGTTCTTACTGAGTTTGCAGGGGATGAAAGAGAGATGTTTTTAATCAACTCCATACATGATAAGGCGGTGGCGGATATGAATTATCGTCTTCCGTCTTTAATAAGCAGAGAACGTAAAAGACGAGTTATTGAACTCCTTAAAGAAGGAACCAGAATAATCAAGGACTTTTCCGGCTATGCAGGTGATATGGGTATGATTAACGAATACGATCGCCTAAAGAAAGAAATAGGAACCGTCCAAGACCAGCTTGGTGACGTAGAAGGTCAACTTCGGGCAGCAGGAGAAGTTATTAAAAAAGAACTTGATATGATTGCTGACCGAATCAAAGAAGACCTCCTCGACCGGGAGCTGGCTAAAAGTAATGCTGAGGCTGAAAGAAAAGCCAAAGTAGATCCGAGATACGAAGTAGCTTTAGGTGATTACAAGGAGATGCTGGAAGTGATTTTTACAACCAGAAACAAGTATTCTACGGTAGATTCTGTACATGACGATCTTCGCCAGTCGGTATCTACTGGTAGAAATTCGATTATTAAAGAAGGGTACAACAGTTAAAAACAAGGAGGGGAATATGGAAAAGAAGGAATTTAAAGTAGGAGAAGTATTTACTGCCGGACTTGTAAGATTAAAATGTGTGGAAGGTAATACATGCGATAGGTGTATATTCGAAAAATACAATTATTGTTCATGTACAGACATGATTATTGGTCCATGTGAACATATTGATAGACAAGATAACAAGGATGTTATTTTCATTAAAGCTGATTAAGAATGTACATCAATTTCAGACAACTTGCAGCATTAGACATGACTCCTAATGATCTTGCCAATCTTCTTGCCATAAGACAGAAGGATTCGGTTATGATCGAAACCATGCCGGAAGAAGATGCTGGTAGATATATAGAGCTTGGCCTGGTTGAGAAATTAAAATCAGGCGTGATGAGATTGACCAACAAAGGAACGTCTTTTGTGAATTATATAGAGACACCGGAGATGACAGACGAGGTTCTGGAAACGTTGAAGATTATGATAGGAATGTACGAATCATATTCAAAAGACATAGGTGTCAGCAGAAAAGAAGCGGAATCCAGATTGTGTTGGTTTATGGGTAACACCTCATTCAAGAAAGAGGTCATACTTCAGGTAACGGAATCTTATATAGCAGAGTCAGGAGATTATACAATGAGCTTATGTAACTTCATATGGAAACCGCCTTCTCAGGCTTTTTCAGTCCATATGAACCTTAAAAATTCAAAGCTCTTTGACTTAATAGCTGAAAAATTTAAGATCGCTACCGAGCCTTATTTGGAGTCTAAGAAGAATAAGGAAATGGATTGGTTGTTTGCCGTATCTAAATTGCCTACGCCGCCGGCTAAAGGCAATCCGGATTATTTGTTTACCGGAAGCTCGGAGACAGATAAAGAGCGATTGAAAAACATAAAAACGTATTTATTTAACAAAATTAGAAAGCAATGGAAAAAGTAAGAATCAGAAAGATAATAGAGGATATAATTATTACTCAGTTTCTTAATTCGGAAATAGATATAGTTCATGAAGAAGATGTGTCGTTTAAAGAACTTGGATTAGATTCTGTTGATCGGATTGAGCTTGATGTGATGGTGGAACAAAAATTCAATATTGTTATTATTGATTATAACCCCAAATAGTATTAAACCAATATAATTCTATTATAAAAGTTTAATACATCTCTTTAAGCTATTCCGATTATTAGCCTAAGCCTTGAAACAAAGGCTACGTTATTTAAGAATAGATAGTTACCTACGGATGTTTGCCCAAGTCTGTAGCTCTAAGGTAAGTGATTAAACAGTTCTGGTATTCAGGAACAGTGTTGCTTATTCAAAACCTTAAATAACATTGGCGATGGGTACTTACAGGAGAAATCCTGACTTATCCCTAACGGGATGTATTAAAACGGATAAATAACTTTAAATATATTTAATAGAATATGGGATATGGAATTGATTTTGAAACAGAAGAAGAGGAGGATGAAGAGTATGACCGATGAGGAATTTGTATTGGATAATAAGAAAAAGGTTGTTGTAGGAAAAAGAATATCTTATTTAAACAAAGGGGATAAAGTATGGATTGTGTCTTCCGACGGGTATCTGCTACACACGGACGTAGTTAGAGCCGAACGCGGACGGTCTTATGTGGATATAGATGGGATTCTGTATTGGAAGCGAGGATTAGATGGCAAGCATCGTAATCGTAATAACTACACGCAGTTTGCCATGACACCAGAAGACGGTAAGAAGTATGTCGTATATTACCCGGAAGGATTTAAAGACAATGACTTATGATGGTCCCGGAAACGCATTTGCTATATAAGGAGTTTAATGGTGTAAAACGTCTTGCCATATCTTATTCCCAGATAGATACGTTTCTTACCTGTCCAATGAAATGGTATAAGACTTACGTAGAGGGCAAAAGGTCTACGGAAAAACAAGAAGCTACGTCTTATGGTACGGTTATCCATAAGACACTGGAATACTTTTTTAAGAACGGAAGACAGCCTTCTGGTAAAGACCTTGGAGAAGCAATAAGTTACTATTCCTATCAAGAAGACATACCTTGGCAATCACCGGAAAATATGATGATAGCCATGAAGCAATCCGGGGAGCTTCTTGCTTGGATTGTGGATCTGTTTAAAAAAGACGGGAATAAGTTTATGATAGCTGATAGTGATCTTAATCCCTGCGAGAAACTTATTAGACACGGTGCTATAGTTGGAGTCGAAGAAGATTTTGTGCTGCCGTACCGTCTTCCTAAGCCTGTTGATATAAATGGGACCGTTCATACTCATGTGTACATAGTAGGATCGGTGGATCTTCATCTGGCTATAAAGAGCAAGAACGTAGTTCACCATTATGTCATAGATTGGAAATCAGGTAATAAGGTTTTTGATTCTAAGAAGTTGGAAACGAATTTACAGCATCCTATATATTCGTTTTACATCTATAGAAAATATGGTGGAGTTCTGCCAGATATGAACATCTATTTCTTTACCAGGACCAGACAGTACCAAAAGGTTAAGGTGGATGAAGAGCGTAAAACAAAATCTATAGAAATGCTAAATGACACTTTATCTAAAATGTATGATTTTGAAGATAATAGTGTAAAATCATTTCAAGCGTACATCCAGGGAGCAGAAGGAGCCAGATATAGCAAGCGGCGTGCCACCCTAAGCCAGCCTGTTTCGCAAAACAAGCTACCCTGCCCATCGGCACTGTGTTATTATTGTGACTTTGGATTACATAACAAAAACGAATGCCCTTTCTCTTCAGATTGGGATCCGTCTAAAAAGATAAATCGATGAAATACGAGGACGTTCAAAAGTTAAGAACAAAATACCGGCAAGATCCGGAAGTCATATATCTTGAAGAGGTGAGGAACGTGGCGGTACGGTGCGGAAATTTTAAAAAGGCGTTTGAGTTCCAGGAGAAACTTGAGGCTATTTGGTTTAACTACTTAAAGGGAGTGCAATGAAAAAAGATCTAATATGTGGAGTAGCGATCCTTTTGTATTTAGTTTTATTATACTTGCTCACGACAATTTTCATAAAAACAGGTGAAGCAGTAGATCGTTATAAGATGAAGAAGAAAACTGACAAAATCAAAGTAGGTCAAAGATACGAACATAAGAACTACTTTGAGGATCCATTTGAAAGAGGCAAGCATGTGATTAAGATATTAGACATAAAAGAAGGGTACGCTCTATATGAGTACGAAGAAAAACTATATATACGTTCTTCTGAGAGTCTTGAATATATTGTTAAAAAATATATTTTAATTACTGATATAAAATAAGGGGTTATGGAAAAGAAAGTCACAATCAAAGAAGGGATGGATATTTTTTACAAAAATGCAGGGAAAGATATATGGGTCTATATTGGACTTTTTGGAAATAAAGTGCTATCCATTTTAAAAAACAAAGGTGTTATTGCATGTGAAAACGATGCTGAATATTGCGTGTTGATGGATGGAGAAGATCATTTTATAAGTATAGCAAAAGACATGAGTCACGACTATTGTTGTGAATACGTTGTAGAAAGAGCAGAAGCCTACAGAGACTACCCCTCCAAAGGTGCTACATGCAGTGTATGTCTGTTTGAAGATAATGAGAATAAAGCGAGAGAAATGCTAAAGGAGGCGATAATAGGACTTTCAAAAAACAGTAAAATAGATTGCGATGGGCTTTGAACTTAGACCTTACCAAAAAGAGGCCGTAGATGCCGGGCTTAAGTTTCTTACAGTAAAATCTAAGAAGCCTGGCATAATAGTGGCCCCATGCGGAGCAGGTAAGAGCCTTCTGATATCCAAGATAGCGCATGAGATAAATAGACCGACGTTAGTATTGCAGCCATCAAAAGAGATTCTGGAACAGAATTATGCGAAAGCCATATCATTTGGAGCTAAACCTACCATATATTCTGCTTCATGTGGTATAAAGGAACTGTCGGCTATGACTTATGCAACATTAAAGAGCATAAAGAAAGATGTGGTGAGGTTGAAGGATATAGGGATAGATACCTTATTGATAGACGAATGTCATTCAGGATATTCTCCTGAAGAAGGTTCTGAATTTATGGAGTTTATGAACAGGTTCCCAGAGGCGAAGGTGCTGGGCTTCACCGCCACTCCCTGCCGACTCAGGGCCTACAATTCCATGCTGGAAGGAAACTACAGCAAACTTAATATGCTGACGAAAGACGAACATAACTTCTTCAAGAAAATAGTTCATGTAATACAAATACAAGAGCTAACTTCTCAAGGTTTTTGGTGTCCACTTAAGTACGAACGATGGTCGTTTGATGAATCGGCTCTGATGTTAAACAGTACCGGAGCCGAATACACCAACGAATCTATCAAAGAAAGCATTGTACGAAACGGCTTAAACAACTCTATCTATAAGCGTCTTCTTCAGCTTATGAACGAGCGTAAGGCCATTTTGGTTTGCATGGATTCTATCGAATCATGTAATAGAATATCCGAGTTCATGAATGCCAGGATGGGAGCCATAACAGGTGTCGTAACATCGCTAACAACCAAAAAGAAAAGAGAGCAAATCATATCCGATTTCAAAGAAGGTAAGTTAAAGGTCGTGTTTAATTATTCAACGCTTGCTACCGGATTTGATTTTCCTGAACTTGATTGTGTGATGTTTGGACGACCAACGTTCTCATATTCAGTATTCTATCAAATTGTAGGCCGAGCCGTCCGCATCCATCCTGACAAGAAAGAGGCGCTGATAGTTGATTGCTGCGACAACATGAGGCGTTTCGGCCGGATAGAAGATTTAACGATCGAACAATTTCCTTCTAAGGGATGGTGTATGTTTGCCGGCGATCAACTTCTGTCCAATATAAGGATGGGTGATATTATTACCAAAGACGAAATCCTTCGCCGGGCAGCCTCGCTTAAATCCGTAAATGGAGATGGTAGGAGAGAGGACGATCTTGACAGCATAATAATGTGGTTTGGAAAATATGAAGGAATTAGATTCAAAGACATACCGGTGTCGTATTTTAGGTTCCTGGCTGAGAATATGACAGTAAAACCGGGAGATAGGAAAGAAAAGATTATCGAATATTATAATAGGATAAAGGCATGAACAGCAAAAGACGTAAGAAAATAGAGGATATTATTTCCAATTTGGAAAAGTATAAAACAGATCTTGAGTTTATCAAATCAAAGCTGTCAGAGGTCAGGCATAATCTGGATTCAGCCAAGGATGATGTTGATATGATTTTAGACGAGGAGACAGAAGCAAGAGACAATACGCCGGAGCCGTTACAAGATACAGAAAGATATTATCAATCAGATGAGGCTGTAGCTAATATGGAGGCAGTTGTTGATGATATGGAAAGTATTGTAGGGGATTTAGAGAATGCGGTTTCAACCATTGATGATAAAATCGATGAGATAGAAACTGATATTATAGGAAATTTAGAGGCAGCCATAGGCGCATAATGTAAAAATATAATCATAAAATTTAACACAATATATTTGTATAGATATAATACGATACATATTTTTGTATCGTATTATTTTTTATGTGTTATATTTTATGAAAACAAATGTTACAATGGTATCAAAAGACCGAGAATTATTTGGCGTAATAATTAAGCAGGACACTAAAACTTCGTTTATGTCCTTAACAGACCTTCAGGAAGCCTATACGAAGAAGAGGGTCGAAATGGGATGGAATGAAAAGAGGATAGAGAATATTCTATCTAACAAGGAGAGTGCGGAACGGGTTTACTATATTCTTGAAAAACAGGGATATAAGATAGAATCAGGATTTCCTGGTTTTATACAATCTGTTGAAAAAGAATCACTTATAAAAGTGATGAAAAAGATGGGGGCCTACAAAACTATGGGTAGGGGAGAAAATAGAAGAACTATGTGCAATCCATATATATGGGTACTTGTAGCTATGGAACTAAACCCTATGTTGTATGCTGAGGTTGTTACGTGGTTAACAGATAAGCTTATCTTAAACCGAATAGAGGCAGGTGATAAATACAATGTCTTGTCAAGAGCTATATCAAGATTTCCGGATGCCGATTACTCCAAGATGGCTAAAGGCTTAAATTGGATTGTATTTAATGAGCATGAAAGCATGATAAAAAATAGGGCTACACAGGAGCAGTTGAAAGAACTTGAAACCCTACAGTCTAATCTTGCATTCTGCATAGAGATGGGAACCATCTCTTCTTTCTCTAATTTAATGAACATGATGAGATCTATATATGTAAAGAAATGGGGAGAAGAGGCTGTAACTTCTAAAAACGTAAAATAATATGGGAGTAAAAGAAATAAGAGAACTACTTAGACTCTACAATCTCGAACATAGTGTCGTCCAGAACAAAAACTCTGGGCGGTATTCTATTATTCTCCATAACAACATCATAGGAACGAACGTAGATGGAGAGAAGGTAGTTGTGTTCAGAACCATTCCGGATGGAAGCAATACGTTCTCTATGGAGCGAAATAGATTCTATGAGGGGTTTGTAGAGGCTTTTGATGACGATAAGGCGATTGAAGCCGTAAGACAGTATTTTGAGAAAAACAGAAATGATAGGGTATAAGACGAAGATGGATTATATTACTATCGAAATGAGGTAAAACAACGATAAAGCAATGGAAAAGATGGATGATAATACTAAAAATATCCTTTATCCAAAAGGATCTATTTTTCGCATATTAAAAGATGATATAATCAGTGCCGAATTTAAAATCGTCAAAGGAGCTATAGCGGAGGCAGTATCAGACATAGAAGTAAATGATAAATATGCTGAGGTTTGTTGCAATGGGGAGACGTTCGTCATAGAAACGGATATTATGGATATTATTCTTACCAAAGACCCCATAGAAAACAAATCGGTGAAAAATGACATCATTGATGATAAACTACGATGGGATTTGCTTCCAATGGAAGAGATTGAGGACATTGTAAAAGTCTATCATGCCGGAGCCAAAAAGTACGGTCCTAATACTTGGCAGAATCTTGACAATGGCATTGAACGGTATCGTGCTGCAATATTTCGACACCTAATGGAATACATGAAAGGAGAAAGAATAGACTCAGATACAGGGTGTTTTCATCTTGCACAATGTGCGTGGAATTGTATAGCTATGCTGTGGTATGATAAGCACGGAAAAGGATTAATACCATTGAATAAGGAGGAAAAGGAATGACAAAAGAACAAATGATTCGTCTGTTAGACGACGAGTTTGAAGCAATGAACAAACACAGAAGTAATATTGAAAGAATTAAAAAGGATTATTTCGATTCTGTTTATGGATTCAAGAAGGGAGATAAAGTGAGCGTTCTTTACAAACGTTCGAAAGAATCTCTTGTTGGTTTCTTCAAGAGCGTTCAAATCATGAGTACTGGAACAGTTATATTTACGATCCAGGCACCCAATAAAGAAGGAAGACCTGGAAGAGGATCTTATTTGGTGTATGAAGACGATTTGAGCGAAATCAAAAAAGTAGAATAATATGATCAGAGCAAGATTTCACATTAGAAAGGATGACTGTGACAATGATTACCGTCCAGTCAAATGGCCTATAAAATACCCGTATTGGTGTAGCGCAGAATCCAGTAATTCATTTGTATTGGTGGCGTATGCTGAAGACGAAGACAGTATAAAAGAACTGTGGCCGGAGGCGTATGATATTAATGTCTTAGAGAAAGATACCGAAATTAGATTCACATTAAGATTCCCTAAGCCGAAATGGTATGAATTGTACGAAAGGGAATTAGAAGAATGTGATAGATTTATATGGGTTACGGATGCGTGCCTGAGAGACGGTATAATAAGAAAAGTAAAAGCTAAAATAGAAGAGTACGGCGGTCTTTTGTTAGCCAACATCCCTGATAGGTTCACTCCTTATGAAATAGGAATGGATGCTTTTGAGAGCAAAGAAGAAGCTTTAAAACATGCAGAGGAACGGAGAGCGTACCTGATCGAGTCTACTAAGAAACAATTGAATGAACTTGAAAATCTAAAATTTAAATGCGATGATTAATTACGCGGCAAAAGCCAGGAAAGCTTATTTGATAAACAATTTCGATAAGATTCTTAACAGTCTTAACACGCTTCATTTAACGGTTGAGACCATGACGTTGTTCGTAAACGACCAGGCTTATAATTACATTCTTAAGCTGAAGGGAGTGGTTAAAGGCGGTCCTATCAGAAGACATAATGTTAAGCGTTTTTTAAATGAGATGGACAAAGAGATAAAGAGGTACAATGCTTCTATCTACTACATAAACAAAGAACGTAGTGAGGTTATTGCTGACATAACACAGGTTATGGAAGACTGTCTCATGCCATACATAGACGACCTGGCCGGCGCCATCAAGTCTGGCGTGTCGTCGAAGGGTCTGTCGGAGGAGCGGACGGAGGTGGCGGTCCTGGCCCTCGTTATCTCCAGCCTGGCCACTACCTCTGGAAGACTTATCTCTGACGGGTATAAGATTATGAAAGAAATGGGTGGAGGACAAGGTGGTAATCCATTTACGTTTATGAGTATCGATAAAATAAAAAGGTTGTCTGTTTCGCTGTCAGATATTATTACCGGCGGTGAGGTCCCTCTTACGAAAAAGGAAGCGGATAGGGTAGCTTCGGCGATGGATGTCTTTATTGAAAAAATGTCGGATTCGGATATTGTTGATAAGGTAATCAGCATACTCGAAGAGGCAGAATCTAAAAACAAGGAGAAGCGATCGTGAATTATTTGGATGGGTATGTAGAAGAAGTTCTTTCCGAGCCGTACTATGATGATTACGGCTCTGGGATTTTTAGGTGGTGGGTAAAAGTATCTTACGTTTGTGAAGGCATAGGAGCTGTCACTACCTTAATGTTTGATACGAGAGAAGAAGCGGAGACAGTAAAACCAGGTTATAAATTTTTATGCTGAAAATAATATTTCGTTAGACGCCAAGGGGAATACAATATCGGAGATTATGTTAAAATAGTAAAAATAGAATGATATGGAAAAGAATTTAAAACTTGTATGTCCTAAGTGTGGTGCCAAGCACAATCCCAACTCTACACATTCAATGAATGCCTCGGATTTCATAGAAGGGGACATTAGGACCATTATGGAAGAACGTGGGTGGTGCTTTCAGTGCGCCTGCTGGCAGAATATATACAACGTACACAAAGACAATCCAGGATGGGTTAGAATCGATGGCGTAAGCTGGATTATCAAACCTATGGCAGCGATCGTACCAGGTGGATGGAATGCTCTTGGATGCGGAGGGAGAAAGATGTATATTAACATCGAGGGAAAGGGTATTGTTGTATCTAATAATACCTGGTGTCAGGGCTATGCTCCAAAAGTCTTTAAGGAACTGATGCCTGATAATGCCACTTGGGCTACGAAGGAGGAATTTGACAAAGCTCCTGTAGTAGGATACGTTATAGAAGGTGTTGGTTTAGTTTTCACAGATAGAATAGGTCATGAAGTTAATGCTTAGAAATTTATTTCATGTTCTGCTTATACAAGAAAAGATGGTAACTACAACAATCCCCAGCCATACAATAGGTGTACGGTTGGGGATTGTTGTCATATCGTAAAATTAAATGTTTTTTCTAATGTCAGGTATTTAGTATGAACTTTACTTCCGCCATCATCTATCAAGTCCAACTTAATATAAGCTGTATATGATACATGATGATCACCAGGAGCAGGACGTTTCATTTCTGGTAAGAACTTAGAATTTAAACCTTGGCCAGACCATGATTCTGGATATGGCAAAGGTGTAAAGTCGGCATCTGTACAGCTTACAACCCAAGTAAGATTAGGATCTGCCCTAACTATTCTATCATGAGGCCCATCAATTACAAGATCTGGCATCTTATATTGGTAACTATCATAATTAAGGACAATAGGATCACCAAAGTTTACACCGTATATAGCAGCAGGTGGAGTAAAGCTTGTTATTAAAAAGGTTCTATTAATCCTATTAGTTGTTCTTAGCGTAAACTCATCAGGCGCTATCACACTTACTCTAAATCCATAGGTTGTTAAAGCAATAGCAAGAACCACAGAATCCTGTTCAAGCAATTCCTCTGTCGTATCAACCTGACTATCGATCTCTTGCCTATCTTTTATTGGAACACCGCCTTGAATATACACAGTATCCAACCGTTTTTTTAAAGATTGGTATATAAGTTCACCGCCATCAGGGACGGTTCCTATCAGCGCATTATTTACATACACCTCCCCCCCTATGCAGTTGCTAACTATCTTATACTCATATAGTTTAGCATTATTTTGATATCTTCTTCTCATAATTTCATAAAATTAATTCAGTAAAAGGACGGACATAACGTGGATTATTCCTTGTACTTGTACTCAAATGATCTCCTTGGATGTTTATATCATAATACCACGAATAGGTAAATTGTGTAGTTTGAGTGGATGTCCACATTTTATTACTCATTATCGTACCTCCTACCATTAAAAGGCATTCGTTTATTTCATTCGCATACAATGATATCAAAAAAAACTCTCCGGCGCCACCTACATATCCATTTTGACCATTTTTAAATAAATAGCTATTAGCTTTATTAAAAGCGTAATTTCCATTACTGGTATCATATTCAAGATACGCATTCTGATTTTCACGCCCCCAATAATCCCTTTTAACGGTTTCCATATAAGAACTATTTTGTGCAAATGCATTGTCTATTACTCCATTCTTACCCCAACTAAATGTGCCAATATATTCGGTGGCTATAACAAAACACACTTTATCTACAAGAGCTATTCCATTGCATAGATCATTGGAATATCCTTTATTAGACCAATTTTCTTTCGTATATAATCCTCCGTCTACATGTTGGATGTATATGCCTTTATTGATTATAAGCGAGGGATTTACCCCCCTCCCTATTTGAAATCTTCTTCTCATTTTTTTTTTGCAAGATACTATTTTTTTTCATAACAAAAGAAACCGGTTCTCTATCATCTCTGACTGAGAACCGGTAAGAAAACAATTTCAGAAAAAAATTAAACCTACATAATCTTTCAAGTAAGAACAAAAAACGTACAATCTACTTTTTGACAATGCTAAGATAGTATATTGGGATCATATCAAAACAATGCAAGACCAATATTCTTCGTCTATTTGTAACTAACATCATCGTCTCCTTCCGAATCAGGAGTGGCGCCGATGAAGAACATCATTGACTTGTTGTTCGTCTGCTGCCACCAATTATAGGCGCGCGCTACGTCTTCCGGCGTCTTGATATTATACCATTGTTTGATAAACGTCTGTTTGGCGAGTTGCCTAAATAACTTAGACTCTCCTTTGTATGTACCGAATGTTACTTTATCAAGTGAGTAGTTCCTAAGATCGGTAAGATCCTTAAGTTTCCGTCCCATAACAAACGGGTCGTTAATGATATCTACCACATTAAGCTCCATAATAAACGGCATCTGTGAAGCTATTTCATTTATGGTTCTGAATCCGACGTAGGATCCGAATTGAGTAAGCCAACTTTCCTCGTTTTCGTCATCATCACGCCATCCGGCAAGAAGCATAGATACGGCCTGCATGATAAGGAACGTACCAGCATAGACACTGAGGCGTTTGAGATTGGTTTTTTCTACTTCACTCATCTTATCTTTATTTTCGTTCCAGGCATCTATGATGTTTTTCATACCAGACTCGGAAGCTAAGCTAAATGTTTTGGCTATCATATTCTTTAACGTAATTGACAGTCCTTCCTCTTCTTGCATTGTTTGGAAATTGAAGCCACGACTCTTCCATAGACGCTGAGCAGCCAGCACCAACCATCCTCGGTGGGCGGTCATGAACCTCGCTATCCAGTTGCGTGATGCGGCAGTCCGATTTTCTTCATTCAAAGATCCGTTACATATTTGCGACAAGCTACGAACTTGATTTCGAGTTATAGCCATCTGGGTTTCGACTTCCTCAGCAGTAACACCCGATCCAGGTTTTACGACCACCTTCCCATCCACGACATCTACCATACTCCATAAAGTGCGATCTTTTAATGCATCCCATTCTCTTTTTATAGTACTCTGTTCTTTATTGCGTTCTTTTTCCATCTTGAAATCCTGGAACGTGTAGAACCGACCTTTATAGTATCGCACGTTATCCATAGTGGCAATCATAACCTGCGGGTTAAGAGGGTAGTTCATGATCTCCATAAAAGCATACATCGGTGAACGCATTAAGGTCCTGGCCACTCTATTGTATCCGGCACCATACATTCTGTTTCGTATGTTGAAAATCCCCATTCTCTCACCTATGACATATAATTTGCTTTTCCTATCTATGTCTCCGGTTTCTGCTATACAAGATGGCGCAAGACGTGAAAACTCAGCCGATGCGTATTTAAGGGAATCTTTGCTTATATACTGTCCTACGGCAGATTCCATGATGAGGTTAATATGACCTGTTAAGGCGCCAGTAGCTGCCACAAACGGGGACAGCGCCAGGTTCATGACCGACATAAATCTTTCAACGGCCATCATTATCCTGGTAAGGTCTACTGTGTATCCACCGATGTTTACCGTCAGTTTTTTGGTGTTCATCCTAATGCCATAATAATGATCGTTGAAGAAGTCCCTGAACATCTGATATGCTTGGGTTGCTTCAGCCTTCTTACCGCCTTCAAATTGTTTATTCAGTAACATCTGCTCCAGTCCTTGGGCAAGCTCTATAGACTTCTGCTTTTCGTTGTATAACGATGACTGCATCATAAGCATCGAATAAGAGTAGCCAAAATCGTGAGATACATCATCTTGGTTCTCCAATTCATATATGTAGTATTTAGGTATAGACCTAAGCCTGTCTTCCGGATCATACACTTCTCCTTGCCTGGTTTTGCCATATAGAGAATCGTCTACTCTGTCCAGGCACAGATCTGATACAAAATTACGAACCGTATTTTTGAAGTTAATACCCAATCCTTCTACACGTTCTATATCTTGTTTGGATATCTGTGGAATAGCATACAGGTTCGGGCTCTGCTCTTTATATAGATCAAGGGATTGTCTTTTTATTTCCTTGAGTTTTTGAATCATATTCCACTGCTCTACGTTTTTAGTAGCGACCTCATTACCATCAGCATCATACTTAATGCCGAAGTCATTGAAATATGATTCATCACGATACAGGCTCTTCTTGGGCATACGATGACCATACCCGTGGTCTTTTACATAATCAGGGTTACGACCGCTATTTTCGGCCTCGGATTCAGCCACCCACGCTCTTGCAGGGTCAAAAGACAGGTATGATATATCCATACCATAATCTTGTGTGGATGTCCCATTCTGTACGTCCTTAACCATCTGCGCTACATCTATCTCACCTCGACCGATTTTGTCGATCATAGCCGCATATCCAGTAGGCGCCATGCGTTTATAGTACGAAAAGACCTGGCTCCTGGCAAATTCATTAACGATATCGTTCACTTCAGCTACTCCGTTATCGTGTCCAAATATGTCAGACATCTTAGCTCTAACCGCATTCCTAAAATCTCTACGATCTAGCTTTTTATCTATTCCCAATTTTTCTGACAAGTAGTTGGTTTCAGAGACGGTAAACATATATCTGTTATCTTGAGTCATGAATAACTTATCTCTAAGAGCCTGAATCCTTTTGGCTTTTTTGGCAGTAGTATGACGCTGTGCAAACTGCCATTCAATTTCCTTAGAGTCAGCAAGAGCATTTAAATAAGACTGATTTACTTCGTTTTCAGCCTTACTGCTTTTAGTAAGGTATTTATCAATATCTTCAAGACCCACCATCTTAGCATAATCTATCAAAATAGCGTAATCGGCTTCAATAGCTTCAGATGCGGCCCTAAAAGCATCTCTTTCAGATGAGGTAAATGTCGCTTCATTAATTTCTCCGATATCAGCCACATCTCGGTTGTTGCCGATTATTTCCTTGATAATGGCCTTATTTTTTTCTATATCTTTTACAATCGAATCCACGTCAGTTGCATCTCTATCACTTGTCGTAGAACTAATGATATCATGCGCCATTTTAAGATATGAAGCCTTGTTATTTGATTCGGTACGCGCCGACTGTTCTGATTCTACATCATTCCAAAACCGATCGTTGAATGACAGGTGACCCCCCAACATAAGCGTCTTCAGCGCAGCTTCTCCTCCTGACTCGCTCTGGATCGTTCTTAATTTTTGCAAAAACGATTCTGATACGGCATTAGTGACATTATTTGATTCTTTTCTCCAAACTTCATTTATGGCTTGTATTTCTTTAGCCATCTTAAGTTGGTCGCCGGTTTTTTCAACACGTCTGGTCCCTACATATATGTATTCCGAAGCTGCTTCCTTACGTTGTTTACGAAGCAGTCCTTCTTCTTCGTAGTTACTACTCTTATAGTAAGCAACCTCATCAAAATTACCACCGCTATCAATAAAAGGCTGCCTCAATATCCGTTTTTGCCGGGAAAGAGCATTAAGATACTCTTTAGTTGTTTGAGAAACCGGATGCCCTAATTCTTCTTCGGCCTTTTTGTATATGGATTCCATTCTTGTGGCATAACTTTCACTAAATTCCAGTTCCGAATTTTCAGCATCCCACTTTTCCATCTGCTCCGTATAGATCTTTTCCTGCTCGATGGTAAAAATATCGGTATTAACCCTGTCAGACGATGGTTTAAATTTAGCGTTTTCAGTAACCGTATTTCCGTCCTTGTCAACTACTTCTCTTTTAAATACGTAATTACGATTATTGTCAACCACATCACCAATTTCTTCTTCTGATATTTCTATGTTCATGGCAGTCGCAAACGCACGCATCTGTGCCAACTTCTTATTACGATCATATTTAGCCATATCAAGAGCACTACGAAGGTAATTGGAAGTTTTGCCGTCTACTTTCTGAAGCAGTTTTTCAAATTCAGATTTGTTAAAACCATGCTTTTTAGCATATGCCAGGAAGTCGGATATGGCGGGCTGGGCATTCACCATCGCATTGTAATTGTCTTTGGCAATCATAGCTCCAAGAGCGTTATTGAACGGACTGGAAGAATGCTCTAATATACCGAACCACCTACTTATCCAAGACACATCGTGTTGAACCTTGTCAAAAAATTCTTTTACTCTCTTTACCTTATCTGCCGGCACATAAAGTTCGTTCATTAACTTATCAAGCAACGTACTTTCATCAATGTCTTGTACTGATTTAATATCAGACTGAATACCATTGATGTCGGCAATGACGGTATTGATCCTATTTGTATAATCCTGCTTTTCACGTTCATCAAATTCGGTACTTCTGTTACGGATATATCCTCGAAGATCGTTCATGATCGGAAGAACCTGATTGTTGATAATATCTACGTTCTTTCGATCATTGGTATTGAAGTGAAGCTTACCATCTTTGGTATCACCATGAAGGATGGCGTTCACCACATTACTTAAGTATCTGACCTGAGCTTCGGCTGTGGAGATCATGCTATTCATAGCAGCCGCCATCTCATTCTTGTCTATTTCGGTCTCTATCTTATTTATCTTATCTTCTATGGTCTTAAGCTGAGCAAGGGTCATAGACGTAGTTACAGCCCTATCAGAGCTTATCTGACGTAAGTCTCTTAATGTTTTTCTTAGTGATCTGATCTTAGACTCAAGAAACTTGTTCTTGTTCATAGAAGAAAGGGAGTATAATGTAAAGTCATTATCCTTTAACAGAGAGGTGTCAAATCCTTTATCTATGTCAGTAATGGCAAGATCACGAATGTTTTTAATAACGTTATTCAAATCTTGTCTTTGGGTTGATAAAGCTGATTTAAGCCAGCTTACTATTCCAGAAAGAAGCTGCCGGACGCGCCCCAGGAAGGAGGTGGGCTCTACCGGCGCCTGTGCTGTGCCGGTCTGCATCTCCCTGGCGAGGATCTTTCCAAGAATTTCCCTCCTAACAGCATTATCAAGCTCGGCTCCTTCATATACTTTACCGTATGTATTATAATACTGACCTGCATACTGGTTCCACTCTTCTGTGCCTTCTACATCTTGCAGAACAGCCTCAACAGCATTCTGATCTCTGTATGCCTCTACAAGGAAGTGGGCTGTTTCTTCTACTAAATCAGATAAAGTAGCATCTTCACCAACTGCTATTACGTTATTGGCAATATCCGCCAATGCCTTAGCAGAAGGTTCGTGCCCGTATTTGGTTTGATACTTCTCTATATAATCGGTCATACCTATGACACTAACGCCCAACGTTTTCAGTATCTCGACAATAGAATTTCGTTGATCACGTTCCTGCCTGCTATAATCTGATACGATCTTAGCTTTAGTATCAGCATAAAGATCGTTGTCTTCTAATATGAACGAAACTACAAGCGCATCAAAATGATCGTACTTAGCATCCAATTCATTGTATCTTCCAGACTTGAGATCGTTCTTTATCTGTTCCCTACTAACCCTTTCCGTCCCTCCGGTAGCGAGTCTCATAGTTACCTTACTATTATCCAACGAGCTTATGGTTATCATACCCTGGTCGTTCATGGAAACATCGGAACCAAAATGATTACGGAGCTCGGTGTAGGATAAGGCTGAATTGAAAAGTCTAATTTGTCCTGTATGCCCTTCTCCTGTAAGATAATAGCTTCTTGTTTCCGAATCGAATATCTTAGATCCTGATAAAAGACCTTTCTTTATAAGGTAGTTAATTATCCCACCTTTCGTTGATAAAGAAGTAGAAGCAGAAGCGGTCATGACCGGTATAAAAGACTTGGGATTATTAAGAACATACTTTCCAGCCTTGTAAGTAATGTCTGCCACGCCATCTACGGTAGATTCTTGAACGGTGCCGGATAAGAATCCTATTCTAATATCATTCCCGCCAGAGCGAAGAGCTTCTCCGTAATCTTCAAATAATTGACTACGATCGTTCATGAAAAACAAACGAGGCTCTCCGGTCTGATACGTTACACCCACAGGATTAGAATCTGTTTCTGGTAACTCTTCTGGGCTAAATATCTTAAGACCGTCTTTTATAACCATATAATTAACACCCTTATCCTGTACCATAAATACGGGAGTAAAGTCCGAAGATATAGCATCTTGTAGATACTGTCCGGCGTCTATTCCAGGTCCTTCCGGTACGGAAATACTTGACGGAACCATAGCATCCACCAACATAATATTATCACCCAGATCTTGGCTATAGAATCCGAAGCCTGATTCTTGAATCCCATAAGGTGCATCTGATTTTGATACAAGAACAGGATTACTCATCTTAGAAGCCTTATCCAGCACCCTTTCTCTATAAGCTTCCGGAATAAGATAGATGTTGGATTTCACCTTATTGTAGGCCTGTTTATTGATAGGCACTCTCTTTCTCCAGTCGCCAAAAGCCTTTAAGAACTTATTAGAAAATACGGTTTTAAAAACAGTAGTAGCCCGTTCCCTATTCTCCATAAGAGGAATAGATGCTATTTTATCAAACAACATAGACCTGTCCCCTGATCTGGTAGAGACAGAAACAACTTTCTTTCTATTATCTCTTTTAATAATACACGTTGATGTCATAGTAAAACATTTTTGTTATAAGACAAAGGTAGTTAAAAATCAAGCATATCATAAAAAATAAAGCCATCTAACTTCTCAGTCTGATGGCTTAAAAATAATATGAAAAAAAATAATTATAACTTGACGCCAATTGTCAAGTTCAGCTTATATGTAATGCATGTACCCATCTCGGTGTATAAACCTTCCCGATTCAAAGCGCTCAATATCTTCAGGGCAAATAGGGCCCGAATCCTCTCTCCTGGCTTCAAACCAAAGCCCCGGCTTACGAAGTCGGCAAGTTATGATATAGTTGAAGCAATTGTGCGTAAAATGGAAAACAGATCCTACAGGGAAATACCTATCAGCTTGAAATACGATTCTTTTTCGTTTAGTATCAAACGTGATATCCCCTACTATCTTAGCCACGTAATAGCTTCTGCCATTTAACGTTTCATCTGTTTGTGGTATCCAATAATAACCTCTTGCCATGCCACAAATATAAAAAAAAGTCGGATAACTTACGTACCCTACTTTATTATTTGTTTAAATAGTTCAATTCCGCCATTTTTTATGATATGTCCTGCTTGGTAATCATATGAGAGACTTCCACAAGCCCCACTTCCCAAATTGTAATTATAAAAAACTATATATGTGTACAAAAATTATTTGCATTCTAATTTGTTAAGATCATCCAATTCAGACTTGCTTACGATCATATCTTGCGTCAAGCCAGATCTGTTTTGGTATGGAGCGTAATCGGTTTCTACCGTCTTAGCCTTCTGAGTAGAATCGTATTTCACCTCCGATTCGGTTCCTGTCAGATTTTGGTAGATAGAGCCGGAACTACTTTCGCCGACTTTAGTGAACACTATGTTTCCTATTCTGATAAAATTATCATACAAACCTTCTACGATAACATTATCATCCTGATTAGTTATGTTATGACCCCGAACCTCATTTAAGAGATTAGGATGTTTTGTAAAAAGATCGTGATAGAAATCAGAACCGGCATATAACATATCATAATAATCCAAATAGAACAGATCTGTAAAAGAAGGATCGGTGCTGCTCATGCTATACTCAAATAACTGCTCACGATCATTACCTGCCAAAGATAGTTCAATTTGTTTTAACGTATCCGGATCTGAAACGGTAAGACCCAGCAAATGATCCGGTTTGAAATCAAGATACTTGTATGCCCCTTCATACACTTCCGTATTATGAAGCTTATTTTCAAGATAAGATTGGTATAAATCGAATAAGAGTAAAGGATTCTCTTTGTCCTGCTTTCTGTTTATGTATCGGCTAAACTCCCGTTCTTCATTAACATACGGACTTTCAGGAATAACAAGATGACCGAACGCCAATCTGGTAGCATTCATCTCTTCCGTATTCTGAGAATCGGTATAAGACAGGATGTATTTTTTAATAGAATCAGCAAGGACCTTACTATCTACGTTTTCCACGCGGCGCTTATCTAAAACACCATCCTTAAAACAATATTCAGGATAGATACCAGGTGGGAAATAAGTTAGACTCCGCTTGGCAAGCTCGGCAGTTATATCGTACAAATCACCTAAATTATCTCTTTCTACCTTATGATATAGGTTTCCACCAAGATAAAGCAGAGAATGATTTTCAAATGCCGATACCGGATCTATGTCAGATTCCATATAAACGATATTCATATTATCCATATACTCTGGCAGAAACATAACACGGCGATCCCTGCTATCTCCAAGAACATCATCAATAGCAGAAGCTAAGGTAGGAGCATAAGTGTCATCGTTGTGCCTTGCTACATAAATATCGAGATCCAACATCAAGCTATCAATTTTATTCAGCGATTCTTCTGTTCCGTCGTATGCTTTAGACGCCCCTACGATATCTATACCAAGACCTACACAAGCCTCTTCTACGTCCCATATCATACTTCTAAGGTCTTCTTCTGTATCAGCATTAACCCTATTTAGAAAGGCTGATATACGAGCCCGTAATGACTCAGCATTAATAGGGCTATAATAAGCATAATCTTGCAACTTTGACAATGACCGTCTCTTCCCTTCTACGATATTATTATCTTCTAAAGCCACAACCGGAACGATGTTCATATTCGAAAATTCGTTGAACATCGACAAGGTAAAACTCTTATCCGACTGATATCTTTCAACTAACTCCGGATATGAATCAGATAAAGATCCGAAAGCAGCATCAAACTCTGAAGCAACACTAATACCCCCTACTGTATTTTTTATAACCTCATAAACTTCAGCCGGATTGTATGATGCTCTCTTTCCTAATTTATTGAAGACGCCTTTTTTATACACAACAGGACCGTATGGTTTTTCTACGGTTGTGAAGTAAGACTCTTTCCCAAGATCGTGTTCGTTATTGGAATAGTCTAATAATAGCCTCATAAAAGAGCTGACCTCATTGAGTACAGAAGGGTTATCTAATATCCTACTTATTTCCGTCTCATTATACAAGCCGGATCTCCTTAGATTTTCTTCATTTAGGATAAGATTACCATCCACATAAAAAGAGCTTCTAACTCTATTAATAAGAGATCGTATGCTATATATGGAATTGGATATCATAACATCTCTTACATCCTTAACATCCTGAGCCGTTAAGGGATCGGAAAAATAAGCCTGACGCTTCATATACGACAGCACATCTTCTAAAAGAGGTTCGCCATTAGGATCGGTATTAAACATCTCCCCTGGAGCCGGGTTATTCCAATGACCATAATACGACAAAAAATCAGAGGTGTAAGCCTTAGCCCATACTTGAAGAGCTCGCTCGCTGTTTCCTAATAATTTTAAGGCACTTTCGTAAAGAACGGAAGGCTCACCGTTAGGAGCCTCAACCCGTTCTATTTTATTTTCCTTCTTTTCTATCTGACATTTTAATCCCATAACAATAAATATTTTAGACAAAGATACTATAAAAAAATAGAAATTATGAAACTTCTATTTCATAATGCGAAGCCTTTGTTTCAACTATTAATCTTCCCTCTCCTTCAAACTCAACACTATCATCTCCTGGACCAGTAACAAAAGGAAAATCAGATACGGATGTTACATAATCTCTATCACCACCAGAAAAAGACTGACTTTCGCTTTGTTTGTAATTGATAGTCAATTGTGTTTTACCTATCTGAAGAATCCCAGATAAATTTTTAGTATAAGTTGTGGTAGTTGTAATATCCCCATTTTTATAGCAATACATTATAAAGGTAGTAACCGGACTCTTTTTTATATTACTATCCGGACCTGCATGATAAGATTCATTTCCTCCAAATATGCTATAAATGTGACAATAGGGACCGACTCGTTTACTTGAAGTTTTAGCCTTATCCTCGACTCCTTTCAAAGATATAGTAACCTTACTCTTGTATTCAATATCCTTCCAATTACAGACTCCTTCACTTACGTTTCCAACAAACCTGTCATCAACATAAACCTCTATATTCCCCTGCTGATTGGTCTTCAACTGGTACTGAACAAGACCTGAAATATCTTCGTATCTCCTTCTCATACTCAACACTCTTTATTTAACTCATTTATCGAATCCGAATTATCAGAACCTTCTACAAGATTCTTATTCCTATCTATCTCTTCCTGGCTCATGTTACTCATCATATTTTGTATTTTCCTACCAGATTGAGATAAAGAACGGATGAATGCGCTGGAACTTATCTTAACTCCAAGATCCGGTTTTGCCCTAAACGCTTCTCCGGTACTGATATTATATAAATCATACACGCCTGAGTTCATGTAGAATTTGTATATCCAGTTTCCACCAGCTTTTTTGTACCCTAATTTGGTTAGCTCAGTTACACTCATACCAAATTTAATGCCATTACGAGCCATTATCTTCCCTGGTATAGGTTCTACCTTGGCTGGAACAGACGTATATGCTTCATCACCGCCGTACAAGAAATAAGGGGTCGTTACCCTTGATATGTAAGTAAGCGGTTCTTCGGATATACGAGGCTCATCTTTTGCAGCCTTAGATTCTTTCCTTGGATTGGATACCCTAATAAAAGGATCGTATGTTAAAAAGGTTAAGCCATATTCTACTTTATAACCTGACACATCATTAAGACCCCTTATAGCCTTAGTCGTATGCGCGTGGTTAATGGTATCTATCCCATACCTGGACTCCATATCGGTCATAATACTATTAACCTCGTCTCCCTCTACATAAACCTCTCCTCCTTCTGGGATAGAGGTTATGCCGGCAGCCCTTCTAAGTAACCATAAGGTGACTTCAGCAATGTCAGAGAACTTATCTCCGTTCTTTCTATAGTTATCTACTTTTCCTTCTTGAGATCCAGGTAATTCAACATTTCCTTTAACTTCGACATTTGTTCCGGGTTGTCCTTTTCCTTCCCCATCGCTCTCTTTATCGCCATCTTCCTCAGTGCGTACTGCACCGCCTTCTGTGCTTCCTTCTTTTCCATTGTTTGAAATATTATCTGATTCTGATTCTATAGATTCCACAACAGCATCATATCCTGGTATGCTGCCAAGGAAATCCGCTATATTGTTTAAAAATTCAACCTTCTCTTCATCGGTCATATCAATGCTTTCCATCGGCTTCCATATAGCAGGTAAATTACCTGATTCGATGGCGGTGGCCACTTCTTCTACAACCTGGTCATTAACTGCCGGGACTTCTACGGACACCAGACTATTGATATTAGACTCCATAGCATCAATCTCTTCCTTGGTTCCGTACTCTTTTAGGGTATCCATGCCATTGACTCTAAGAGAATAATTTAAAGCCTTACTTGGAACAAAATTAATATATTTCAAAAAGTTTTTCAACTCTGATATAATTTGTTCATCAGATCTTGGACCAACATAATCAACCACCACCTGATCTGTTTGAGAACGAAGCCAAGAAATGTATTCTTCTAAAGTCTTACCCCCTTTACTGGAAGGAGTGGATATTTTATCACCTACTGTTCCTTTAGGTTCTAATCCCATTTCCTCCTTAAGACTTTTAGGATTACCTCTCTCACGAAGAAACCTCAAGTCACCTCCTACAATCTTCCTTGCTATAAAATCAAAAATATTAGCATAAGGCGGCAATCCTTCTTTTTCTATATGAGATTCTATTTCGTTTAACATAAGAGAGAAGTTTTTCCTGGAGGTACGCTTCTTGCCAGGTAAAGACTGCGTAGCTTGTGCCGCAGGAGCCGGTTGAGCCGGTGGCGCCGGCTGAGTCTCCCGGACAGTCCCTTCCTCTGGCATTTCCTCTTCATAAACCCCCGCATCTTCTTCCTTATAAAACACGGTCTTACCCTCATCAGAGAAAGGAAGATCATCCTCTATAAGTGATTTAGGTCTGGAAGATGATTTACCAAACTGGATCCTGATCTTAGGAGCAACAAACATCTCACCTTCAAAATCTATTCCAGATTCTACTTCAGACGTCACAATGTCTTTAACACTCCTACTTCCATCTTCTACCCACTTAACAACATCAGGAACCGTAGATAATTTTTCTATAGCCTCACGAGCTTTTCTAAGACCTGAAATAGGATTCAAGTACGATACTTGATACGAAGCCGGATCAAGACCTAACTTGGTTAGATACGCATTAAGATCTTGTATATCATCTTGACCCATCTGTAACAATTCAGAGTCACCGGATTCAAGCAGCATATCTATAAAAGAAATCCATTTCTTTCCTTCCTCTGATTCTACAGAACGTAGACTAACCGGGAAAAGATAATTAAGACCGTTTTTACCCTTGATAACAACTACCGGAACTCTTACATTTTTGTAATTATTTCCCTTGTCATTTAATATAGAATAAGCAAATGGGAAGCCTGTGTATTTAGAGCCGTTCTTAAGCACGACTTTGCCATTTAATACATATCCGACATCAGATACTTTTTCAGCACCTTTTTCGGTAATAGAGAGATTTTCTACCTGACCATATCCTTGACCGTTCACCTTCATGTTAAACACCGGTCTTCCGGGAAGGGTCTGGGCAACAACATGCGTGCCGACGCCGATGGTAGCCGACCGGCCGGCGTCCTTCTTCCACTTGTTAAAAGCCGTTCTTCTTATTTTACTTATACCATCTATGCCTCCTGTATCAGCTTTTACAACAGAAACGAATCTGTTCCCACTCATGACCTTGATAACCATATTGGACACCAGTTTATTCTCAGCAGATTCTATTCTTTTTTTATCGCCGGACTGAACAGCATCATTGTATTCGGCAAAAAGAGACTGATTATAAGTATCATTTACATCTATTTCGAGATTAACCTTATCTCCTTTTTTCAAAGAAGATAATGCTTCCTGATCTATTTTATCTACCTCATTCTCTCCGAATCCGACACCCGTTCTGTACGGAACCAATTCATCTGAATCAAGACGCTTATAAACCAAAGAATAGGAATTACCCACGTCCTGAATAGACACGTCTGTGTAACGGTTAAGAACACGAGCCGATTCTTTGTCTATAGACCATCTCGCATGATAAGGCAGTTCAATTATAGTAGCCGTTTCTCCACCTATGTTAAGAGAATACCTTTTAGTACCATTAGCGTTCGTTTCAGAGCTTATTTGAATAGGAACCAATGATTTTATAGAAGATATAAATTTATCGGCTCTAAGACCCGCAATTTCATACCTTTCGTTGCCATCGTTGGATATTCTTCTAACCATCAACGTCTCTGGATTTTGGGCACTATCTATGTTAGCTCCAGGCGTATTATCGGATTCATCTAACTCATTTACAAGAGAATCTATATTGGTATCATCCTCCCCAAAATTACTTAACGTAGATTCGGAAATACGACCTTTATCAATAATCCTGTTTTGTTCGATATAAGGAAGGAGATCTGTGATGTTTCCAACCTGGCCAAGATCTTCTATGGTAAATACAGAATCGGCAAGCTTATCTTCGTCAACCTTCTCCCCTTTATCCCGTCTGTTCATTATATCAACATACGAAGAAATAGCATCATCAAGTTCCTTCCTTTGATCTGGTTCCAAATTGGATTTAGCCATATCAATAATAGCTTTATTATCCTCATACACAGATCTCGGACTTGTAAGCCTATCAGCCTTTTCAGATAATGATTTTATGAGATTAACGGGACTGTCACCCAAAGACGATACATAATCATCAAAATCTTGTTTGTATTTATCATACACATCTTTTTCTCTCGCAGTAAGAAGATCGGCATTACCTGTATATAGTTTATCAATTATAGACTGCCTTACGGCCGGAACCATAATAGGATTATCCATAGCAGCCTCATAATCTTCATCCGATACAGACTCCGTAAGCGGTGACTCTTTTATATCATCTTCTGCTTCCTTCATCCTATCTTCCCTTACTTTATCAAGAGCATGCATAAAAGCCTTGATAGTCCAAGCTTCGTCTTCCGAAATCTTACCTTCTGACACAGCTTGATCTACTACCTCATCAGTATCATATTCACCAACTTTATTAGGCTCTGCAAAATCAGGAACCTTGTCATCCCCCTTATAAGGAGTAGACCATAGAGAAGACAGCGCTTTTGAAAATCCCCTGTTTTCTTCAGCTAAGAATCTTTTATCAAGCATCTTAAACAAGAAGTTATTCATATTTCTATAGTCCATCAAACTCCTTCGGTATTCATTTACCAAGGATCTCATGGCTTTGTCTTTGGCTGTAAACTTCTTCTCCTGTCTTGATTTTACATTAAAATAATCATCAAAAGCCACAAGCGTATCATAGGCTTCTATCACATCTTGTGAACTTATGGGAGAAAGAGGAGATGATAAAACAGATTCGGTTTTACCTACCAACTCTTCTATCGAAAACTCTTTTCCTATTAACGTTGATAACTCAGACAAAGAATTGTTGTAATTGGTTCTAAGTCTTTCCAATTCTCTGGTTTTTCGTTGTATGGATTCAGCTTGTGGATCTTTCCCTTCTACGTTACGAGGGCGGGTAGCAAGATCTTCTATTTCGGATTCAAGTTCTTCTATCCTTGACCGTATGCCACGGATAGCCATAGCCCGCTCCCTCGCTCTACCCGACAGCCGGGAAAACGTACTTAGTGCATCCGCCACGCGAGGCTGCCCCGAAAGCGTTTCTATGACAGAAGCTATGTCTTTCATCCTTGATTCTGATTGAAGGCCAAGGAAGGCATTACGAGCTACGTATTTTCTAAATTCGATCTTAGAGTCATCACCTATAAGATCTTCGGCAAAACCCTGAGCAGATCTGAAATCAGAAAGACGATTATTATAATTATCAATAATAGAATCCTTGTATTTCTTTGCCTCTTCCAAAGACATTCCGTTGGCTTCGGCTATTTCCGAAATAGGCATCATATCAACCATCTGCCTGAAATTTTCAGCCGAATCCTCTAAGGTTCCCATTTGGTTGTCAATCGACATCTTTTCAAACATAGCATCATTAAACTCCTTACCGGTCATAGACTGAGCATCGGAACGAACTTGAGGCCCTAAACTCATTGACTTTTTCAACGTATTCAAAGCCGCCGTATTAAGATTAGAAGATGCTTTGTTATATTCATTTACTTGCCTTTCCAGCAAGATCTGACTATTACTATACTCTTTAACCCCAAAGAAGCCTTCCCTCATACCGAACAAAGAACCGATAATAGCACCGATTCCTATTTCAGTCCATCCTTCTTTAGACGTATATTGCTTTTTAAATCCTTCAGAAATAGCATCAAGAACATCGACGGCTCCGTTCATAGCCACATTGTCATATCTTGACTTAACATATTCTTCAGCCGTATTCTGTACAGCACCTTGAGACCCTTCTTCCCACAGACCTTCAGATACCGGTCTTTTCATGATATTGAAAACATTACCAGCTATCTTCTGCCCTATATTGGGATTAGTTATTTTAATAGCCATCTCTCCCGGCTTCGCAACCTCCGTCCCTAATCCAAATAAATGCTTGTTGAGCTTCTTTTCCAACCCAGGTATAGCCTTGCCTCCTAACCCTATATACTTACCAAAAAGAAGCCAGTTGGATAATCCTAATATACCCATATTGGCGGCAAATATAGCACTACCTACATCAGCATTAGAATTACGAAAAACAGTCATTTCCTCAGCATTAGGATCACGACCATAAATCTTACGATAATAATCCTTGAAATCAGACTCGGATTGCTTCATAAAAGAATTTGCTTCAACCGATGACTCGAATCCGGCACTGGTAGCTAACAACGTCAAGGTCTTAGCCGCCTCTCCTACATTCCTCCCAGTAGCAACCCCTTTTCTTACATAGTCGTTAAACACGCTTTTAAGGCTTCCTATGCCCCTATTGGCAGCTTGCCTTGCTGCCAACTTAGCTCCGATTCTTCCACCTAATTTAGCGCCTATATTGCCCAATGATCCAACTCCAAGTCCTCCGGTCATGTACGCTGATATCATGGCTCCTACGGTAAAAGACATACCATTACCAAGGACGTCATTCCATAAGAAATTACCGGTATCCTTAAAAAGCTTTTGACCAAAATTATAATCTTCTACCTCTTTTTTGTAATAATGGGGAAGAAGCATGTCTATTTGCTGATCAAGATCACCCACAAATTTATCCATGTTGGTGTTTAATGCAGCTTTATAACTTCCCTCAGATGCTATATTGATAAGTTTGTCAGGCAATGACACAACTCCTTGCGCACCATACAATGCAGACTTTAAAGCGAATTTACCTACACCATTCCAAAACTTACTCCATCCGCTCTGTCTTCTGGCATAATAATCCTCATTGTTTATACCCGGAATATAGTTGGGATATTTTGTACGCCATACCCCATCATTACCCATCTGATGACTTTCACGGATACTTACCTTTGGTCCATAAGGATTAAGAGGAGGCGGTGCAGGTGTAGCCCCCCTGTAGCTGTTACGGGCCAGTGCCTCCGAGTAGCTATTGCTTATTTCCTTGGCTATATACGGCTCTTCGTATTCGGCAGCAGCTATCCTTGATGCATAATCTGGAAATTTAGGTTGGGCATACACACCTTCACCAGGCATATAATTAGGAACCAGAGGCGTTGTCGTCTCTGGTAATGTAGCCGGAGTGTAATTTTCTTCTTCAGCTAATTTCCTTTGCCTTGCCACATCTTCGTAAGTGGTTTTAGCAGCAGGATTATATCTATCTATGTTATTATCAGCCATAAATTTTTTGCAAAAAATCGTTCAACTTACTAAACTTGTCATTCATGTTAGGCACGATATTTATTCCTCTCATATACGGATCTCTCATCTGATCAAGACGCTCTTGAACAGCCTCCTTCACGTATTTTACAAAGAAGTACTGAGGACACTTCTGGTGAATGTTATTCCAGTAATCCGCATACTCATCATTACCCGGATCCAAAGGAACAAAATCCGAGAACAACAATGCAGGATTTTTAGAATTTTTAGTCCTTTTATCATAGAAATTGACCGCTACCTCTCTCGAACCCCTGTCATCCATTCCTTCCAACTGAACTGATATGTTGTCAGACATATCAATGAAATTATCAACAAGGGTTTTAACAACATTCATTTCCTCAGGCTTAAGATAAGAACCATGAACCTTTACTATATCATAAAGATCATTCTTAACATCAGCCTTAGAAGCCAAACGGGGAAGACCATTACGTATGAGATACTTATCATAAGAATAGCCTTCCTTCTTTCCGGTATCTACAAAATCACAAGTTCCAAAACTTGATTTGTAACCATCCACCGGATAATTGCGCTCCTCAACCGAAGGATCTATACCTGCCTTAAGAAGTTCATCATTCGTGATCTCTACCCTTTCTGTAACATAAGAGTTGTTACCGGACCCTACTTGAGCAGTCAAGAATCTTCTGACAGTGCCATTATCTATCTCGGCATCCATATTAATGGCATTAATAGCAGTAGGATCCAGATTATTTACCTTTCCTGCCATGTAACCAGACAATCTTCTAAACTGAGCCTTCTGCAAAGACTTTTCCGGTGAATCGGCATTCCAATTGTATCTTTTGTAAGAATCAAGGTAATGATACTGAGATAACTTATCAGAAATCTGATCGGGAGATACAGACATTTTTATCTCATCCTGCATCTGACCTGCTATCATATCAGACACCCTACTGTTTTTCTCAGCATATCTTAGCTGGGTAATAGTCAATGGTTCACCTTCCTGATAATCTTTTAAATCTATATCACCATCCTTATCTATAGTCATATAATCGGATATATTAAAATCGGGATCACCATTGAGTTTCTTCATTCCATTAATAAGAGCCAACGTACCAGTAGAAGAACCATTATTCTCGCTTGTAATAGCATCAGATATGTTTTTTCCCAACTTGCCGGCACTCGCCTTAGCTCCTAATGACGGAGATATAGCACCAAGAATATCTATTCCTCTTGAAGGATCCATCATGTACTCTCTAAACCCTACGGCATCAGATACGCCAGTTGTTATGGCCGTGGCGAGTAGGAAAGCTCCAGCCTTATCATCTGTATCGGTAAGATTTATAAAAGAATTTCCTTTCATAAACTTAACATTACGAACTTTCCTGATAATATCCTTATTTTTTTCAGTAACTATGTTATCGATTTGATAATCAGTTATGTTATTTATAGCCTTTGTGGCTCCATTTGCCTTAGAATCAGAAAGAAGTAAAGCATCATAAGCTTCAGATAATCTGTTATTTCCTTGTCCGAAATATCCGTTTTTCTGACCTCCATTGTTTTTTAAATAAGAATATATCCGCTCTTCAGGAGTCATATTAGCATACAATCCTGGATCAGTTTTTTCTTCTTCGTATGATGCTGCAACGATATTGCTTCTGTCTGTAGGAGATAATGAATTATATAATTTCAATAAATTAGCTTTACGATCTGTAGAATGAGATTTAAGTAACTCATAAGGAATATTAGCCAAGTTAATAGATCCTGTCTTACCCGTTCCAGAGTTAATAGCCGTAGGCCCGTCCATAGGAGCCATCGGTACTCTCATACCGCCTGCTCCTGTTGTGCCTGCGGATGAGCTTTCAGTTCCCATCTTGGCACCGTAAGTACGCATGTATTCGGTTTCAATCTTGGCCTGAGCAAGCTGCTCTTTTGCCAACGATATTTCAACCATAGACTTAGCATTATCAGTCAAAAACTTTTGCTGAGCCCTATCCTCTGCCAACCTTGCAAAATAAAGATCATCTTTCTTCCTTTCAAAACTTGTATTGTCGTATCTCCATGCATCAGTCATCTTATCGAAAAGATTATTGGTAACAACAAAATTAGCGGCCGCTACCGGATCTGACGAAGCTATTATCATATCTGCCTCCCTCTTGGCTTCTGCTTTCTGATTTTTAGCTTCCTGTATCTGACTGTCAATACGATCAATAATATCTTTATTATCCCCTACTGATTTCTTTTTCGCTTCCAATGCTCCTATGTGTCTATCGTATCTTTCGACATAAGACCCAATGTATTGACTAACCAAATCCGGATTACTGAACACCGGATTGGTAGCTGCCATATATGATGCCTCTATTCTCATCTGATTCCTCATGTTTTCAGATAAGTTAGCAGACACAAAATTCCTTATCTGGGAATCTGTAAGTTCATCTACGTTAACTTCTATAATCCCACCAGTAGGATTACCTTTAACATCATATTCTGTTGTTTGAATCTTCTTGCCTTCGTTATTTTTCCTAAAGTCACTAACCAGCTTATTTATCTCCTTAGTATAATCGACATAAGGAGAATAATGAAGACCTCCTAACCTTGATCCTGCTTTACCATCTGACCTCCATTTGTAATAAGGATCCAAAGCATGCCATTCATTAATAGGAGAATAAAGTTCAGGATGATTCTGTTTTATAGATTCTATTTCCTTCATAACCCTCTTGCCTTCTTTTGTGCCGGCAATAGCGTTAATGACCGTATCATCCAACACCGAACTTATCTCTCCTTGTATGGCTCTCGTAACACCATCAGAAGAAAGATCCACGCCTTTGAATTTTTGATTGATGTTAGCAATCACACCTGACATCTTATCCTCCATATAAGCTCGGGCTTCAGGCTTATCTATCTCTTGACCCATAAGATAATCTACCTGGGTATAGATCTTTTCACGAGCAGCATCAACCTTCTGCTGTTTGTACATCATGACGTCCTTAACAAGATCTATGTTGTAAGGACTAACATACGGGGCATATTGCCTTAAAATACTATATTGTGAAGCCACTATTTGGTCCTCCTTCTTCTTTTAGTTTCATCATCTTCTTCATTTAAACTTCTCAAGTAAGGAGTGGAATAATCACCCATATTCATCACATCCTGATTGCCTTGAACGTAAATAATTTGACCACTTGGAAGCATTCTCATATTCGGGGCTATGGAAGCTATGGTATTCAACGATGTACGAACATTAAACTTATTCTGTATCTCGCTGTTTATACTATCATAATAACGAGCAAGATTTTCATCCCTTATAGCCATAGCTTTCAACAACCCAGATTCATAACGTTGCCTTTCTGCTATGTTCTTATCATCTGTCTGGACATAAGCCATTTCATTGAACCTGTCAGCTTCGTTTATTTGCCTTGCGTTATTGAAATTTACTTCATTAACGTACTTAGCTATATTGCTTCCAGCTATGGCGTTCATATTAGCCAGAATAGCAGCTCGCTGGGAGTCGGGCACGTCACCTACTGCGTCTAACTGAGCCGATGTCGCGCGGTTGAGCTCATTAATGTACTGATCTGCCGATTGGAGAACCGGGTCTATACGTGGTGCTTGATGCCTCTCTAGACCTTCTATTTCCAAGCCAGTGTCAAGGGTTCTCAGCATTTCCGGGAAGATAGGACCGAACGCCGCCGGCTGCCCCTGTCTTTTAGTTCCGTTGTCTTCAACCACCTCCTCTGTATCGGTGTCGGTTACAGTCGTAGGCGTACCAGCTTTCGGTTTTACCTCTATCCTTCCAGGAGATCCAATCTTAGGAGGTGTAAGACCTGGTGCTATAGGACCGGCCTCAATAGGCTTCATTTCTGGTTTAACAGACTCAAGAACGAAGTCCATTTCCGGCATTAACCCGCTATCTTTTAAAGCAACAAACTTATTATAATCGGAGCCCAGAATCTTCTTAGCGGCATCAGATTTATCACCAAATAAGTCAACATAATTCTTAATTCCTTTTTCATTTAACAATCTTTTTTGCTCTGCCGAAACAACGTCCAATCCATAATAAGAACGGGTGGCTGTTGTCTGACCAAACTTATCATCTACGGCAAATGAATTATAAGCCTGATTACCTCCGTAGCTTCCGGCATCCTGGCCCCAGAATCCGTACTCATCTCTGAATTTCTTGGCTGCATCAGCATTCGTGATAGCACCTACATCAGCTAACGCCCACAATGCATTTAATTGCCTGTTGTATCCTTTCTGGAAACCTTCTGTATCAAAATCACCATCCGTATTGTACTTGTTAGCCCATCGGTTTACATCAAGCAAATTAGATACCGCCTTATCATTTACCCTTCCGTATCCTAAATTGCTTCTATGTTGTAGATTCTGATTGGCATTGACACTGGAATCGGGATTAAGAATCTGCTCACGACCACTAACATCAGATATAGTCATATTAAGAGTTCGTCCAAATAACTGATTGATAAGCTTATTGTAGCCGATAGCATTCTTTCTAAGTTCCTCCAGCTCCTTCTGAGTAGGTCCACCTTCAGCCATTTTTCTGGTTTGCTTAACATACTCGTCATATATCCAGTTCTTGGCATCTGATTCTGCAATATTAAAAGCCCTGGCTTGTTTCTTTACCTGATTCAGATCAACAACCCCGCCATCCCTGAAGAAAGCATCCATCTTCTCGTTACGCTTAGATTCTTCCTGTTTGCCATAAACGATTTCAGCGAAAGAACGAAATTGTGCTTCAAGCTCGTCTATCTCTTTCTGGTTTTCATTGACGTACTTGGAAAGAATAGAAGCGTTAAGATTAGATGTGTTTTTATCTTTTACATCTTCATTTTTCTCTAATCTCTTATATACACGCTCCTGATCTTCGTACTTATCAGACAAACCGATCTTCTTCTTATATCGATCAAGGAGTGTAGCATACGTATCTTTAGACGTTGCCTTAACACCGTAATTTTCTCTAATATAAGAAGCAAAATCATCATCGATAGTACGGTAATCTGAAATAATATGAGCTTCAGGCAAATCAACGGGAGTGCCACCATCTTCATGCCTGTTCCCTTTGGCTTCCATAGGTCCTACGGAGTCAGGAGTCAGCACATACTCGCCTTTCTCTATCTCTACGTTAGCATTATCCTCCATAGATTTAGGAAGAGGATAAATATATTCGCCGGTCATATCAGACGTATCCATCTTCTGACCGTTACCTAAATTCACGCCACCACCTTCACGTTCCCACTTAATGAATTGCTGACGACGCTCCTTGGCAAGTTTTTCCCTTGCAGCCTGCTCGTCTCTGCTGGCAGCATATGCAGCAGATGAAGCTCCCATGATATTACGGGTAAGACCTAATCCTAAACTAACACCAGATAAGGCAGCTTGAGCCACGTTAGCGCCCACCTTATTACCAGCTCGTATCCTGCCAAGGCTGGATCCGAACATCTGAGCTCTGCTGGTTAGGTCGGGTGAGTAATATGGGATAGTCATGGGATCGAGAGGATTTCCATCCTGTGATCGCTTTTCTTTTGATTGATCTTCTTCTTTATCAACACTAATAATAGTTCCTTTGGGCATAGACTTAGGATCGAACGTATTGTTATTACTTACATTCATAGTCGGAATAGAAGGTTCTTGCATTTTTATAGTAGAATAGTCAGGACCTATAATATTATCAAATCCTGCCTCCATCGTATCTATTTCCGAATTTATCTCACTCATACCAGGAACATTGGACATATCCATATCAATATAAGGATTAGATGTCGTATCAGCCTGTTGTGTAACATCCTGAACACTACCACCAGGAGCAAATACCGGACGATTTTTTATGATTCGTAATTTCATATCATCTTTTTTCACAAAGATAAGAGAAACGAACGAGAAAATCCAACGGAATCGAATCAGTTTAAAAATCAAGATAGTAGAGGTGGAGCCTCTTTGTTTATAGGAGCGTTGACAGCCTTTTCTTTCTTCTTGTACAACTTGAGAGCTTTCCTGTATATAGATAATACAACCGGGCTCTGTATTTTCTTCATAGCCTTGGCAATAACATCTGGAGATAAGGCAGACATCACCACCGCATTAAGGAACGAACGAACAGAATTGTATTTCCCATCAAATCGCTTTAATAACCTAAGCCTAAATGATTTATATAGATAAGAATCAGACAATTCCTTGAGGCCGTTATTCTTAAGCCTTCTATTTAAAAATGCAACAGCTTTCTCCGAGAAGCACATTCGATTTTTACCTTGTTTATCTGTTGCATGTGAAAACCAGGACCATGCCGTGCTTGGGTGTTTGGCAATCCTATCAGCAAAGCTATCCAATATGCTGGTTCTGAGATCTCTTTTATGAGCATGGCAGGCGGCTATCTTCTCATCTCTGCTAAGAGCTCCATTAAGACATCTAAATGTGGTACGTTCTTTTCCAATGAAATATTCAGGATGCTCTTCTGCGAATTGGGCCCTAAAAGCCTGATAACCATTCTTCCTCATTAAGTCTATCTGAGACCTAACATAAAACCTAACACACTTTTCTTCAGCTTCTTGAGCTTTCTTGCTACGAGGCTTACAAAGACGACCAAAACGACGGTAATCATAAACCATAGCCTCCACAAAATCATTGTACGGAAAATAACGACCAAATCCGTAGTTCCAGACCATGAAGCAACGCACGCGATCCTTCCAGTAGTCGGTGATGACAAAGTATTTACCAACCCTTTGTTTCTCATCAACTTTGTACCACCTATCAAATCTCCCGTTATAAAATAGATTAAAATACTTTAAATTGCCTAAACATTGACCGGCTGGTCTGCGTACTACATTATAGCCTAACTGATTGTGGTTATTATAGATAACCTCAAGGGGTGAAACCGCCTCCTTTTTAAGGAGTGATTTGTGAAGCTTGTCGCAATATGTCATTTCTGCTATCTTTGCCATTGGTTTTTGTTTGTTTTGTGCAAATATACGAAAAGTATTCATACTAACAGTAAAGAAATTGCACGACCCTGTATCCGGTTTGAGAAAAATAGGATACAGGATTTTTTGTTTCATATAGGTATGGTAAACGTAACCGATTCGTACCGTACCCGTAAGTCCCTGAACGTCAGTGGTGGGACAAGTTATCTAAAGGTATAATAGGATAAATGAATTTCCCCTATTATATATTCCATTCATACTCCATTCAGTCGTATTCATTTCATATATTTATATGTTATTCATATTTTTTAAATATCAATACTGTTTTAAATATACTTTTATAGTTTCGGAATCGAATCGAACGTAGTGAGTGAGATTTCGGAACGATTAATAATTTATCATTACGACTATTTACTTTTTAGCCTGATTGAGATTAAAAGTGATTGAGGATATCGACCGGAGGGAGATATGCGAAAGAACGGAAATATATTTTTATATTTTCAATATCTATATAAAGCGATTGAAACCGAATCGACCGAAGGGAGTGAGGTTGAGAGAAGCGATAACAGTTTTACGAGTAGCCACGAGATAAGCAGGCAGGCAGGCAGGCGAGGCCGTCGTGTGTTGTGAGGCAGGACAGCGTTAGCCCAAGCGTAGGTTCGGATCATTAGCTCCTATCATTGCAAATTGTAATCGTTACGAAGCATAAGAAAGCCGAGCCATCTTGATCACGTCCTTCATCCTTCGGAATCCGGGTAACGAGTCTATGGCTCGGCTTTAGAAACATTGATATGAAAAAAATTGGTTTCAATTAAACTTCTGTCACTCCCTTAATCCGGAGTTGAATACTGGGAAGGACTGATTGGATAAAGGCTCGTCTTTTATCTTCTTCGTTTTCCTTCATATGCTGCTGGTATCGTAGTTCTTTATCATCATCCTTATCTTCTTTTAAACTCAACAAATGAGCTACGATATCTTTACCATACGTTTCAGTCCATGTACGGAATCTCTCTTCCTCGGACTGTCTCTCCGGGGACGGAGCTTCCGGGTTAGGGAGGGCGGCTGCCACTTCTACCTCTGGAAGTGTTACCGATGCTGCTATTTCCCCATCATCTCCGAATCCCATTTGACCATACGAAGATGAAGATACGGAATTTTCTTCAATATCCAAACCAAGATTTTTAGCAACCTCCATAGCATAGTTATAACGGTCATCGTTTCGTATCACGCTTTTATGAGGACGTCCTGCTCCTTGGTTCCAAGCTACTACAGCATCTTTAAGGTTATCGGCGTTCATAAAATCCTGCCGGCTGTAGTTGTAATACCCTGGTCCTTCTTTTCCTTTTCTTGTGTATAAGAAATTAGAATATCCGGTTTTCCCTTCGTATTCGTCAGCCAAGAACTCAAGTTGGTCTTTGAATGTGGGTGTAGAATGACCTTTCTTTTTGGCATGCTTGAATAACTTATCCATGCGTTCATTATGCCATTGCTGTATGCCGTATGATGTTCTATTGTCTCCATATATGTCATCTTTAAGACCGGATTCAGCCATGAGATTACCTATGATGGCAAGCGCCTGTATCTTGGACATACCTCTCTTATTAGTAAAGTATTCATATGCTTCACGCTGCTTGCCAATTACTCCACCTTCTTCGTATTTCCTTACAAACCTTTTAGGTAAAGCCTTGTCATTATTTCGAAGCACACTACCTTTCTTAGGATCGTATTTGATACGTTCCCTTATTCTAAGAGGGACATCCCTTTCCGGTATGATGTCTTCCGCTATATTCTTTCGGCTAAAATCATAATCATCCTTCACATCTAACATACCAGCATCCGGATCCCATCTTACACTGAAATTCTTCAACGCACCTAATCCGGAAGCTTCGTTCACTTTTTCAAAATTGTCACCATATACTTCTTCTCTAAATGGACTTACGCCTTCATTTACTAAAATCCATTTTCCTGGATTTTCAAATATATTTTTATTTAGTTTATCAAGGACCTTCTTATAATCTCTTATTTTTAGTTTACTTTTTTCATCAGCATTCTTATATGCCTCGTCAAGCATATTGTTCATATACTCTTTATCTAATAAAGATTGTATCAAAATAGCCTGTTCTTGAGGCAATCCTACATACTGAGCATCATTATCATCGTCATCAAAACGATACTTGCTTGCCGGCAATCTACTTATATCTCCATCCGTGTAAGCTTTCCACATTTTTTCTTCAAAATCCGTGGCTGTATCTTCCCCCGATCGCTCCCTATTAGGACCCAACATTCGTTTCATAGTAGGAATAAAATCGGCTATTAAACTAATAGGATCAGTGTCTAATATCGGATTAACGGATTCATACCACTTATCAGGATCAGCGTTATTGGATATACCAACTGATTTCATATTCGAATCAGATATCCTGACCTTATTTCCGTCATATCCTCCACCTATATAACCTGTATAACCATATTTAGCTTCCACATGGCGAGCGTCTTCATACTTTGAATCATTAGTATCTTTTTCTATAGATTCGTTCTCTACAGGCTTGTCTTCAATCAGGACATAGTCACTGTCATCATCCACCGTCCAGGGCTGGTATGTCGGCGTAGAGAACACCCGGCGCTCGAAGGCACGGCGCTTCTTCTGGCCGCCCATACCTTTCTCGTTTTCATTGTGATTTATTTCTTTCACTGCCTTCTCATAATCACCTTCTTTAAGGTATTTGAAAAGCATTGGGCTTTTAGAATACTCCGGTCCTCCTGTATTGTAAAACAAACTAAACAAAGCATCTCGCTGATTATTGTTTAGATTCTTGAAATTAGGAGTTCTTCGTATAAATTCCGGAACAAACGTATTAACTACACCTTCAAATTCCTTATCGGCCTCTTCTACTGTTATACCATTCTTGTATTTTTTAAGAAGATGAGGAAGATGAAATCCGTACCCGATTGTTATATTTCCCTTCTTATCGTCATATAATTCAGGCTCAAACTTTTCCCACGATTTCAAATATTTTAGGATATTTTCTGAGGGCTTCCAATCTGATTTATTCTTCTTTGCCATCTTTTTCTTCCTCTAAGAATCCAAACATTTCACCTGCGCAGTTACCAACAAATCCAGCTATGTAAGCTGCGTGTTCATCTTCTCCCACCTTAAAACCAAGAGACATATTACAATGTTGGCATACCGACATAGCTGCATGAAATGATTCATGACATATGTTTTGTATAGTCATATCATTCTCACTTTGAAAATTCCATAATAACTTAAAAGCTCTATCATCTCCCTTATCACGAACAAGATTCATAAAAGAGACTTCTGAATCTAAATCGCCTTCATCTCCCCATTCTCCTTCATGATCCAATTCTGCATTCTCAAAACGATCACACAATGTTTTGTAATCTAACCCTATGGTGATAATCAACTTTAGTGGATATATCACAAAATCAAATTCTTTTTCTTTCATTTTTCTTCCTCCTTCTTAAATTTGTGGTAAGCATCACAAACCTTGTCAACCAACCATCCCATTAGATAGGCAGCGTGCTCATCTTCTCCGGCGTCAAAACTGTAGTTAATATTAAGACACTTACAATAAAGGGAAAGACCGTGCAGACATTCGTGTCCTATGGTTCTAACATCCATATTAGACAGTGAATGAAACAAGAAACATATTTCTTTCCTGTGATTGGTTCGGTTTCCTACGAAAATAGTTCTGCTACCATAATCATCAGTCCACCCCTCCCAGCTCTGATCTTCTACTTCCAGGTTGGCGAACGTCTTAACTATATACTCTTCATCTGCCCCAAGCAATACCCTTACATTATAGGGGTATATGTCATTTTTATATAATACTTGTTTCATAACAAACTGTTTTTCAACAAAGATAAACAAAAAAGCCGAAGATATACTCACGTACTTCTTCGGCTATACCTTTAAAGCTAAAACTTGTTTACTATTGAAGCAAAATCAATGATTATATTTTTATTTTCTTAATTTCTTCAATCATATTCTTATATCCACAGAACTTGCTGTTAATAACATCGAAGATAGATTCTGACCAGCCAGCTATGTTCAAGATATTAGATCCTCTGTAAAACATCTCACTTCCATATCCTTGAATAGAAATAGAAACGATTTTGCAATTTGGATTCACTTTTTTAAACCCTTTCAAAAGTTCGGAGAATTTACCATATTTATAATTGGAACTTTTCTCCCATACAACAGATTCACCGTCTCCTATCTGCATATCTGAAATAACGTACAAGTTATCTACTTTGATCTTATCTTTAACGCACTTATCCAAGAATGCAAAAAGACCGTTTTCAGTGGCACCACCGCATTCTCCTCCGGCAGTAAAAGATTTTTTGTTATTCCATAAAACACCTTTACTTCTATCATATTCGTAATTGATAAGTTTGTCACCAAACATACCAATAAATACGTCAGGAAGCACAGAAGCAATCATACAGCCAAATAAGTTACCAATGACAGCCGTACTTGTTTTGCTAAAGGCAGACACCTCAGAAGATCCTCCCATATCTCCACGTACAGAGCCAGAGTGGTCAATCAGGATAGCCGACCGCCCCTCCAATACCGGCAGGTTCTTGCAGGAGATGGTTATGGCTTTCTCCAACGCATCTAAAATCTTATCTTTGTTACGCGCTGTTAATTTAGCACGTTTTTTATCCGACTCAAATACGATATCATTTTCGGAACCATCAGTGCCCATATTTTCAACCTCTTTGAAAGCTGAAGCAAAACGGAAAGGAAGCATCTTCGAATTAAGCACCTTCTCTTCTATTGTAAGCTGCCTACAAACTTCATCTATTTGATCAGGTGCGTATTTGATTATGTTTACAAGGTTACGAACCATATTAAAAATAGGCATACCTTTCACATTAGAAACCACGTCCCGAATAGCGTCACCTAAAGCTTCTTTCTTTTCCTTATTGTCTTTCTTATCCTGTCCGGCTTTAGACATTTCTTTTTCAAGAATCTTGCTTTCGTATAATCCAGACAAAGATCGACCTTCTATAAGGTACTGGAAAGCCGTTTTGTTAGCCTGATTGCCTTTGGGGTGAAATAAGTTTACGAGGTCAACCATAGTAATAACCCTACTGTTCATCTTATACTTATCAATCCGATACGGATCAAGACCTTCTAAAGCCGTCTTAAATCCTTTCTTAATAGCGCTGGATATACCTCTTAACTTCTTTGGATTTTTGTCGTTAAGAGCCGCATAACAGCCAAGGATTTCGCTCATATCATCAGGACGCATAACGATCTTATTATAGAACCTTGAAGCCCATTCCTTACCCGATGCTTTGCTGGCAAGGACAGAAGCCATAAGATGCGTTACTGACCTAAGTTTCCCTTCTTTCCTGACATACAATGCTGTTTGTGCTGAGAAATACGGATCCACCTGATCCATAAGGCTCTTAATTCTTTCTACTTTATCTTTTTCTTTCTCATAATAAGAATCAGATAACATGGTAGTCATTACCGTAGATACCAACTCTTCTTCTGCGTTAGGCTTATACGCCTTCTCTCCCATGTGATTCACGATCGTAGGTTTAACACCTTCATCCTTTTTGTTAAACTTTCCCATTTGTTGTTGTTTTCTTTAAAGTGTTATACAAAAAAAGCAGTGATATTACTACCACTGCTTGAAAAAAATATATCAAAATGAATACTCAATGAGGGAAAAGCTGAAGTTAGTGTAAACAATGAAATAATGGATTTGAACCATCGACCTATACTTTAAAAGAGTATCGCTCTATCCATCTAAGCTAAATTCGAAGTAACTAACCCCATCACCACTCATTAGTTTTTATATATTTCAAACAGAGGAAAAACGGAGCCGGATAATTAAAATGAAAATATTGGATTCGAACCAATGAAAAGTATTATTACAGAATACCGCGTTATCCACTACGCTAATTTTCGAAGTAACCGAACTCCTCACCATCTGTATATTTTATTAAAACAGGGAGAACCTGGAAGGTGTTTTGATATGAAAGGAGGTTTTGATCTACCAACTGATTCAAGACCTGCCGCCCCACCACCTGCTCCAGACCCATCCGAACCAGATCCGTTCGAGCCTTTCCCCGAAGTTCCACCTCCTCCAAATAGGCCAATAGGAATAAGTACATTGTTATATTTATATCCTGTACCACCTTGATAAGATTGACTATTTCCACCCTTATAACCGCCCATACCATCTGCATTACTTACACTGTTTCCACCGGTCATTCCTGACGATGAATTTCCATTACCCGACATAGATGCGCCTGAACCACCAGCATAACCGTAAGAACCATTCCAATAACCAGGAGAGCCTCCACCATTATTACAAATCGCGATATCGGAAGATGGGTTTTCTACCAACTTTGATAGAATGGTATATATACTGTCTGGTATTTTAGAGCCATTACCAAGCCCTCCTGCTCCCTCACTATTACCTCTTTGCCCTCCAGCACAGATTATCGTATCCCCGTTTATTTCAAGAGTTGTACTATCCCCATCAGTTTGTGCATTTACAGGCTTTGCAATTTTACAAGTCAAAGTTTTCGGTAGCAAAGAGATTTTTATATTACGAGCAAATGCTATTGTTCCAGAAGCTCCACCGCCACCACTGTTTGTGCCACCTCCGCCGCCACCTCCAACTACAAGTAAATCAAAATAACGATATCCTTTTTCTATCGTATAATTCTGATCTACCCCTAGATTACCCATTAATTTCACCAATTTTGGTTGTTGTTTATATGCCTCAAACCTTCTTCTCATGTCATCTATTCTTAATCTTATCTTCAGAAATCAACCACTGGAATATAATCTTTCGGTTGCTAATTACTTTCTTTATCCTCATCAGCATCCAACTTCCTCTTAACCTATCCAGCCATGACCGTCTGAAATTAAGAGAATCAGGATTAACTGACTTATTTATATCGTTATCGTCCTTGATCCAGATAGGTGTTTCAGATCGGTCATCGTCAACCCTGTTGAAGAAGTCATTTAACTTATGTCTTCTATATACCTCAGTATCCAGAACCTCGGTATGGTCGCCTACGATCTTCGGATACGATATGCGTTGCGCTAAATTATTCTTTTCTTCTGGAACAAGATGAATTTCACCTGAGTTGTTTGTGTCGTTGTAGATAGTTATCGTATCTAAACCTACTTTCCTATCAAGAGTGTAATTCACATCATCGACGTATTTCCTTGCGTCAAGCTCGTATTCTACAGAAGCCAGCGTAGAGCCATTATATTTCTCTTTTATCGGCACTTCTAATATAAATGGATATGTTGCTCCGTAGAATGTCTGGAAGCTCTTATTCGTCAGTAAATGACTCCACAAGCCGCCTTCTTCGTCTGATGCCGGGAAGTTTATACCTGTCTGGAAATATTGTTGCTGTTCTATATAATAGTCAGGGCAGAACGAATAATAAGAAATCCATTCTTGCTTCAGACACGAATATCCGATAGTGAACGACACATCCTTGAAATACTGTTCGTCTTTTAAGGATATTTCCTTATCGTTTGACAACACCTCTGTTTCATTGTACAAGAACCTTCCACCATCATATTTATAATATGCCGGGTTCTTAACAGGTATATAATCTTTTTTCGTGATAAGTACCCTCTTATACCTATTATCCCATCCAAGAGACAGACCAAGACCGATAAATTTATTATCCGTATCTTCTTCTGTCATTTCTGTACCGGTTAAGATATTAGTTATTCCGTATCTAAGAATCTTAAACGGAAGATGACGCTTAAGCCAATGCCTGATACCTACACTAAGTTCCTTAAGATTACGTCCGTTTGGATCGGTCATGAACACCTGTGCTCTTTTAGTATCTACCCAGAAATGACCAAATTCTGAACTAATTATTTCAGTGCTTTGGGTTCCAGAATAACCAAGGTCGGTCGTGTTGTACTCCAGAGGCCGGGACGCAAACAGACCGCCGGTGCCCATCTCAGCCTGCCCTGGGGAGGTGCGCTCCTTGATTACGTCTATGGCGTTATGGAGTGAAACCTGGTCCTCGAACCTGACAAGGATCTGATCAGATTCAATACGCTTCATGTGAATAAGCTTACCGTTGCTGGTTGGGAACTCATGATAGTCCATAGGCTTGTACGTTAGCCACGGATCTGTTTGACTGTTTTCAGATACGTCAGCCCTACTCCATATAACACCATTAGGTCGCTGGTAAGCACAATCATAAAAACGACGTTCGTATGTTGCCGGCAATACATTAGGTGTTAATGTCATTCTTGATGAATAGATAGGACTTATCTTGTAATCATTGTCCCTATGGATAGATACGTTCTTTTCTTGTGTCCACCAAACAAAATCTCCTACTTTTGGATAGAATAATTCATGAAGCTGAGGGCCCTCTAATCTGAAATTACAATTTATTTCAGACTCTACAAGGAACTGAGGAATACCATAGAACCATGTATAAAATCTGCCATCTACATACTTACCGGAGGTGTCACCATTCAATTCATACAAGCTCTTCTTATTTGGGTAAAAAGCATATCTTCCTTTATTAGATGATGTCCAGCTATTGAAACGTTCGTTATCCGTGGTTTCAAGCGCATCTTCCCCTGTATCATAATTAACAAAATATCTTGGATATCCTACATTTCTATAATCCATGTAAGGGAAAGGTATCATATCTCCAATACCAAAAGCACTATTATAAAAAACAGGAAATTTTCTCTTTAATGAAAATCTGGTTATCACCGTATCACCACCGAACATCAGTTTCTTTTCATTAGTGAAAAATCCACATCCACCTATGGAAATCCATTTTATATCTTCTATTTGACCATATTGATCCGGCCTATATCTCATAAGCCTCATATACGGAGAACAGATGTATGAAACTGATTTGGATTGCTCGAATGTTCTTCCTGCTACAACATCTCTTCCAGCAATAACCGAATCATCTATACGGCTACTGTCGTAGTTGTAGACATAGTTCGGATATTCCAATAAATATTTCGATTTACCATCTCCTTTTTCACCTGGATCACCAAATGATAAAAATAACGAAGATTCACGATCTATATTATTAACAAATAAGAATCGTCCCTCATTATCGTTTTTACCGGTTCCCCATTTAGATGACATACTGGCATCCATCATAGGATATACACCGGACTTCATATACTTAACAGAAGATAAACCACGAGCAAAATTTCGTTCATACTTATCCTGGTCTGTTATACCTATCATTGAATTATATAATCCTACAGAAGTATAATACCATGCATGATTACGTCTTGGCCCATTGTTTATAAACGTATTAAGCCAATCATAACGGTACTTACCGTACAATATTGGGCCCTTAGCAAGAGTTTGACTGATGGTTGACACCATTGAAGAAAACAGCATGGCCACACTTAAATTCGTTAGGAATCCTCCTCCGGTAAGACCGGCCGACCCTCCTACGTATCCAGACTGCGCCCTTATCTGAAGCTCTTCTGCTATCATAGCGGCTATTGTGGCACTTGATTCAACTGCGGCAAGCGACGCAGCCATCGCGTATGCGGCAGGACCTAAGATAGTCCATTTTGGATGATCTTCGACAGGTACGAAACTGCCCACAGACATTCCTCTTTGAAACCCGTCTATACATACTTCATTTGGAAGTTCGGGCTTGTTGAAATAAATATCAGGCGAACAGAATGAATACCACACGTTTCCTCCTTTGTCGAAAGGATGGGATATAAACTCGTCTCTTTTGCCAGACGTATAATTATATTGATCTTGTGATAGGTCATTATATGGGTAATTAGGATAGATATTTACATTACCATCGTCTCCTGTGTATCTAAGCATATCATAGGCTAATCCTGAAGCCACAACCGACCTATTTAGCCTCCTATCTCCACGATACAGTTCATATCCTACAATCGTATCTCTTTGTTGTTGCGTAATCAAACCAGAATCCACCGCAAAATCCAAAAACACTTGTATGGTGTTCTCATCTACCATAATACCTACCGGATATATTTCAGAAGCTATGTCATATCCGCGTTCATCACTGTTCATAAAAGGTATATGCTTGTTGTCTGGGAACCGGTAATGACGTATAGGTTGTTGGCAAAATACGGTAGAAGTATCTACTCCTCCATAAGAATGGCCCTTGAAATAAGATAATCCATCTTTGTCTGACAAAGGAGCACCATAATATTCTGTTAACTTATTCATAATATTAGAATAAGCTTCTGATTTTTTTGGATCATCATAAGATCTGCCTGTGTCTATTTTCATCCTACTACTATCATAAAGTTCAAAATTAGCAGGATATTTCTCAGATGATTCCCAATATGCAAAATCTCCGTATTTATAAGGACGAGGCTTGCAATTGATGGGCCTATCTCCACATGTCTGACATTTGGATGCAAATACGACTGTTGATCTTAATGTTATTGAATCAACAGACAACTCAACCTTATTTATTTCTTTTTCTCTTACACCAAAAATATAAGGATATATGGTTTTACCCGTAGCAAAAGCGATTCCAAGAATAGCACGGGAAGGCTTCTTTCCTTTTTCTTCCTCTTCTTCTGGGGTATCATAATTTTTATAAGAACAAAATTGAATTTGTCTAAACGTCATTATCCAAGGAACTGCCACAATAGGAGATTCTATTGTAACATAAAAATAATTTTGACCTATAGAATCAAAAAACTCTTCATTTATTTCTCCGAAAGCCGGTCTTGCTATGTTAACAATAACGGAATGAGATGATTCATACTCAGGTCTATCAAATTCAACTGGTACTATTCCAAGAGGGGACCATGTTTCAACATCCTTCCAAAAAGAAACACGAACGTAATTGGTAGACACAGCATCCATTATGCCATCTACCTTTCCAAGAGCTTCAAGATAAAGAACTTTGTTCTCGTCTTTATAACCTTCTATGTCCCACTCTTCTGGTCTATTAATCCTAATAAATCTTGCATTTGTCATTACATTTCTGACAAACTTCCATACCACAAATTCAGATGCGAATCCAATATTAAGCTTATCCCCTGTAGGATTATTAAATGTAGCATTGTTTACATACCCTTCAAATTTCCAATCAGTTTCATCTATACCGGTATCCGAATTTTTATATATCATATCTTGCAACTTCTCAGAAGCTTCAGGCCAAAATTGCTCAATACAATACTTGGGTCCGTTCTTTGATCTATACTGATTATTTATGACTGTACTGGTAGATCTACCGGCTCGCCAATCTCCCACACCATTTATCCTTTGACTCCATCCATCTATATGAAGAATATAACTTCCAAGAAGATAATTATAATTTTGAAAGTTGTTATAATCAGTTCTTGACACAGTAGGATCAGAACAATAACTCTCAATATAACATCCACATGTACAGGGCATGGTATCTAATACGTATATAGCATCAGATACAGTTTTTAAAACAGATCCAGGTTGTAAATATGGATAAAACTCAGAACAAAGATGTTGATTGCCATCACCTGATATGCTGCCAGCGCTATATCCAAAAAATGCTTCCTCCATCCATTCAGATAAAGAGTCCATTGTCTCATAGTTAAACAACACAGAATACTTATTCTGATTCTCTCCTCCTGTGGTGTATAGATAATCTGTAGAGACATGTTCCATTTCACTAAGAGCCTTATATATATAATCTTCCACAAGACCTGTTATCAAAGGAACTGGAGCAGACAATATAGATTCTTGACGATGGGGAACTTCACAGTCCCCTTCCATTTCTGGTAATCCAATATGATCAATTGGTTCCATATAATCCTGTGCTCCGTCTTCTCTGTATTTGGTAGCTATATTGCATATCTGTCTTTCATTGGCTCCATTCTCCTTATTGTTACAAGCTACAAGACCTATATTTTCAGACAAATAATTTATCGGAGTTCCTACAATATCATCATAATCGATAATAAATCTTGATTTCCCTTTAAAAGTAGCGAAATTGCTTTCCACTATAACAGTTTGACCTACAGTAGCCGGGTTGTTACACTCTTTCTGTTCTTCATCTATAACAACCGCATCGTCGTCAATCAATACTCCATCTCCTGCTGTATTGCTATACTGCCATACATATTTCCTATCAACACCCGAGCAATCCGGAGCATATGCGTTTATAGACTGGTATGGGATACTGTCTTTGTTCATTTCCTCTCTCGCCTTATCATAAGGTGGGGGAACAAGAACGAATGCTGGAGTTTTATATCCGGTGGATGTCTTAAATGATATAGAAAAAGGATATACTTCATTCCTCATGTATCCCACATACAACGAACAGGCATTACCATCCTTATACAGATCCTCGTGGGCTACCGATGCCTGCCATTTTAGAAAATGCCCCATAAGAGAAACTACAGGCTGTAAATTCCATTCTTTTTCCGCCGTAAGACCATATTGAAGAAGACGGTTTCCGACTGACACTATTCCTCTTGATGTATTATATATAGCTCTTTTTAAAGAAATGTGTTCAAATGTTGTCCTCTTATTATTAAGATCAGAATAATAGTATATAGTCTTCTCTGTAATAGGATGAATACCTTCTATAAAATAATCAACTACAGGTTGTGTTTCGCCATTGTATCCTACAGTATTCTGAATAACAGCCACCTTGTAATGGCTGACTTGCCTATCCAAATTAGACACCTTAAGCCTTATACCAAGATTAGTTCTTTCTCCCCATTTACCATCATTTATCCTAATATATTGTTCGTCAAATACATGAACAGGGTTAGTTAATGAAGTATAGTTAGTTTTCTCGTTACCAAATTCATCGCACAAGGCCACAGCAAACTGATACACGCCCGCACGCAGGCTGCCCCCGTACTCTATCTGTACCGGCTCTACGCATGGCTGGTCCAGTAGCGGAAACACCCTAAGTTTCTCACATGCCAGAAAACAACCATTCTCCTGCATGAATTTGTCTCTATCGTATTCTTTATCGCATATCTTATACCCATGATAATGATACCATATATCACCTTCATCATCAGAAGTCAGAGCCTTGTCTACAATAACATACCTGGGAGGATTATAATCGTCGGTCCAGTAAATACATTTTCCACATTTCTCTGTCTTTATTTCTATGGTTTTTATAGGATGGTAGATAGAGAAATTAAGGCACGGATCTTGCTCGTTGTCTTCCAGCAAGGTCTTCATGCCAGAACACAAAGACTCCGATCCTTCTACCATAGATTCTATATCAGAATCGGATAAGATACTTGTATCGGATTCAGGCTTGAAATAAGTTATTTTAGATACGCCTGTTTCAGGATTTGTTATAAAAAAATAAATATTGCCTGAAGTAAGATCATTCTTATAACCAATAACTTTAAATCCATCGAAATCAATGCATTTAAGATTACTGTGCTCATTAGATCTCATCCCAACATTACCGTCCTCGGATTCGATGTTGGCATTCAAGGCAAACGTATAATGCTGATCCGTAAGACTCGACGGATGCAGATCGCGATTCATACCTGTTTGAGGAATCGCTATGTTTCTATTATCTTCTGCTGCCATTTTATAACTGTTTGTCACAAAGATAACAAAAGAGAGGTGATTATGGATTTCTAAAGTAGGTGAAGAAAAGAAATACATTTTCAATCTCCTACTTTATCGACCACACCTACATAAAAATCGGGGATAGGATTATCATTGAAATTTCTTATTTGAATATCAATATAATTCTCTGTTCCTCAAAATATCTTCTCCTACTCATAAAAATACTCCTTCCGATAATAACCGAGGAAACTAAACCCTTCCGACTCCTTCCTCAAAACATCATGCTTATTCCAATACTTTTCCAAGTCGAAAGCCTCTCTTTCGAATACGATATTATGATATGCCTTATCGTGATTGCGATATATACACAACCTAATCAGGTACTCAATTAAATACCATGAATAGTATAAAAATATCGGAATAAGAGACAGCCACAGCATCCACCATCCTATATTACCGAATAAGAGACACAATCCTATTGTAAGCAAAGACACGAACATACCAAAATCAAATAACGTATGATACTGATTGCAATGTGCCTCCTCATGATATTCGGCTCTCAATGATATACTATCACGTTCGGTAAATACGGCTCCAAACAACATAATCGTTTTGTAGCCGTCAATGAACGTAAATAACTTAGCTATTTTTGATTTATAATATATTTTCATTGCCAAAAATAATTTTAAACCAATTACACAAAATCAAAAACTCAATAGGAGAATTAACTCCATCCCATTCCCATTTTTCGAGATAAGATCTTAACTTGCTTTTATCAACGTCTTCACCCCCTCTAAGAAAAACAAGATGCGGCATAAATAGCTCTCCCCCTTCCAAAGACTTATTAAACTTACTAACCAGCCTCTTTCTGAACTTAGGACCATACCATGATTTTTCATTTGTGGATCCAAGACAATAGTAAGAACTGTTCTTAACTTTAATACCAAACCATTTACATACGTATGGATGATATACTCTATCTGCTAAGAATATAAATGGCTTATACCATAGGCAATGCCAGAATGTACTACACTCGCCTCCGAACTTCTTAAAAGCCCATCTGAATCCTCCTGAAAAATACCAGTTGTTGGCTCCTCTCTTAACCTTAACTTTGTATTTAAGATTCTTGTTACGGTTGCTAACCCTATCCCACGGCTTGACCTTATCGGTATCCATATCAGGAAGGAATGTCCAATGATGAAGCAAGGCGCTATAATAAGGATTATATATTTTATGACTGTTTCTAATAACATACTCAAAAATATCGTATCCTGCTTGCCTGGCTTCTTCAAATCCTTTTTCTGATAAGAAAGCTAATATCGGAGCCAGATTCCAAATCTGATCTTGCGAGATAAATGGAGAAAAGCAAGGGTCTTCGTCTTTTAACTCTATACCATTAGTGTACCCTGAACTTATTTTGGAAAGACCAAATTTGTTTGCGTCTTCACCATGTATGTCATCTCTTAAGAAAAATCCTTTTTCGAATTTGAAATAAATACCTTTATTGTTATTAAAAAATAGATCATAAGTAGTATCGGCAAGGCGAGTAAGTACCAATATGGCATTACGAACATCATCTTCTGTCTTATTGCCGAGAATTATTTCCGTGTATAGAAACTGAAGATACTGAGCCAGATTAATGGTTCCGTCGCCGACCCAGCCTACCCCGTTCTTCACCGACGACAGTGGGATGCACGAGGCCTGCTCTGTGTAGCTGGAATCATAAACGAAATCCCGGTAAAACACCTCCTTGATCTTATTGTATTTATTCCACAGATCTTCCATGCCATTACCCTATTACGATCACACAATCTCGTTTTTCTTTATTGTAGACCATCGTCCCCATCTTAGTGTACAGACCTTTTATATTTTGGTAATTGGTTTCACCATTAGCCGAAACGTTGGTAGTAATGCTGTCGGAGTAAACTTCTTCGCCGCCTTCGTTAATGAAATTAAATCCTTGTTTAACCATCTCTCCTCCAAGGTAGGCTGTAAAAGACACAACGACATTTCCTCGCCCTCTATTCCCATACCAATTACCATAGATGTCGGCATTGATATTAGGCTCCGACTCGTCCATGCCCGGAGCTGATAGCAAGGTCTTCATCTTAATAAGCGCACCTTCAAGACCGGACTGCATGTTATCACCACCGTAAATAAGGTAATCACCTACCTGTTGTTGGGTGGTAGCCCACCGCTTACTCCATCCAACGTACTTATTATCCACATTTGATATGCCTGTGTTGGTAAAACCGGTTGCAGTATCAAAATCGGAACCATCTTCTGATTCCCATCCGTACCTAAGAACAAGATAATCGAACTCAGGAATTACAACAACCTGCTCTCCGGCAGCTTGTGTGATTGTAACGTTCTTACTCTCTCCACCAGCCGTTACCTTAGCTACACCTCTACGATCTTCAGCTACCGGATTAGGGCCGGCTGTGAAAATGATGTTTGCCGGTCCTACGCCTCTCATTTTGTCGGCGGTTACTATTTCGCTTGCTTGAACTTCCAACATATTATTTAATCTTTAAAATTTCAAATACATATATCCAACTCAACAAAAATACTACCGGGCAGTACATTGTTTCTACCAAACTCGCATCTCCTTTAAATTGTCTGATTGACCAAACAATCATAGATGCGATAACGCCAGATAAATATATAAATAAGGCTACCTCAATCATACCAATTTAAGTATGTTGTCAATTACAGGATACGCCTTAGCATATATCTCAAACTCAGCACGCCTCCGTCTAAGAGGTTCGTACATGCCTTTCAATGTCATACCCATCATCTTAAGTTCGGTCTTCGCATTTTTCAACTTAACCAAATCTTGTTGTGCATACAACTTAAATAAGTCGGCTGCACCCTGAGCTTCTGCATTATACATCAGTTCCTCAAAGAATCTCATCTTCACAAAATTATCGACATAATCCAGGACCAGACCCTGCGGCGTGTCTGGTATGATTATGTTAGATTCTCCGTCAAAAGGAAGAGACCGGTACTGCATGTAAATAGGACCATCGAAATTAGCATACAGGAATCCGTTTACGATGTTTATCTCATACGGACTATCCTTTATTACCTTATTCCGGCATTTACTCAAACAAGAATCACGAAGCATAGGCTTAGCAAGACCTAACATTATCGGTCGGTCATAATAGCAACGAACTTCATGATCGCGATCATGAACATTGATATAAAATTTTTCAACTATCACTTTCTCGCATTCGTCTTTACAACATTCATCGCAAGAACACCACCTATAACTTCTTTCAGTGCGTTCTTTCCAAGCTATTGTATTTTGAAGCTCTGGTATTACCTTATCACCTTCCGGCACCTCATATCCCTTGAAATCGCATTTAAATGCCAGAATAAGATCAAAGTAATCTCCCGGCATACGAGCCTGTCCTCGCTTGACGTCCACTACCGCCTCTTTGCGCATAGTAATATCGCCTCCAAACTTCTTCAGGGCGATCTCTACCCATTTATAGATGGATACCTCATCTATCAGATCACGTTTGTCAAATGATCTTAAAGACGATTTTAACTCTATGATATAATCTTCGACTGTCATTACTTTTAAAAAAAATGGAGGACAGGAAACGAACCTGACCTCCACAAAGATATTAATAATCTGATTAATGCCCTATTTTGCTGTTTTAAAAGTTAGGATCTTCAAACTTACCGTACTTTAGAAACGTGCTTCTACATTTCCCTTTTATACCATTGAGCGTAACTTCATATCCGGCACCAGTCATGTATATTGTTTGCTGATTGATCCTTTCACCGGAGTACTTATCCACAAAGTAAGATCGATAAACACCAAACTTATTTTTAACGATATCACTGTATAGTTCCCATTTACCCTGCCCGTTCCTGAACATGAATTTCATTTCTTCAAGAAACATACGGAGATTCTTTTCGGCAATAATGATCCCATTTTGTTCAAGCTTCTTCGCAATATCTCTAATCAACCACATGTTTTCATGATCAACCTTCTTAAATGACTCTGCAAACTCCACATCAGGACGCTGCTCTTCTATGGTCTTAATCGCCTGCTGTCTCTCCGCCTCTGCTTGTGCTCTCTCGGCTATGGCTCTATTTTTGACATCAATCTCGTCAGCTAATGCTCTTAATGCAGACGGATAGTCTTTCGGTGTTATAGAATAGGAACCGGTTTTTCTTATAGAGGGAAGAACCTCTGATGTTACCCATCGTTTAAACTTCTTTGCAGACTCTAATTTGGAAGACAAAACAAGAGAATACAACCCGGATTCATTGATTACCCGTATGCTATCTAACTCATTGATTTCCAAGGGAGCCCAAAACGAGCCTCTCTGAAAATCAGATAGTTGCAAAAGAATGGTATCCTCTTCATCTACGTGTCTTTTTACTGGATTTTTAGGCGTAGCATAACCGAGCGATCGAGCTACATCTACAGCTACAAACCACACGTCACCATTAGGGTCCACACTTATTTCTATGACCTAATTCCTTGTCTTCGAAAACTCTCTTAATCTGGAAATCTTTAAACACTCTTCTTTTAGCAAGTATTTCATTGTACATAAATCGATATCTTCGTCCTTTATTCATTTTAACCCTTAACTTCTTTTTCAAGCTATCTTGTATTACAAAATGGTAATATCTTTTGGAGTCTGCAAAATCCATAGCCAGGTGGTTATAGAGGTAGCCGTTGGTGCCGAGCCTGCTCACGATGTCCAGGTCCCGCCTGACGGCAAAGCGCTGCCCCGGTATAAGTACATGGCATAAGTATCCTACGTTATCTACATAAACACCGGCATCAGCCTCTATATAATGTTCTGATACGGTTTTCCATATAATAGACAACAACCTTAAAACCTCTCCCCTGTCTCTTATCATGCCTTTCTTAAAACCATTCTTTCTCTTCATAAGACGATGGTAGTAGGCTACAAAATACGGTGATTGTATTGATGTTCTTTTCATCATTCAAAAATTAAAATTATACATTTCAGATAATTAACATTAGAATGTATTGTTGCTTTGAAATACTATTCCATATTTGCAAAGTCTACCGATCCTCACGGACAGGTAGACTTATAAGTATTAATTTTAAAAACGTAGTAAAGTTATGAAATCGAATGTTGTTTTACAATCAAAAGATCGAGTTTTGTTAGGAATGAACGTCTCTATTATGTCTAAAGACGGTTATGTGTGTATAACAGACGCCGTTTCGGCCATGAATAAAAAGAGAAAAGAAAAAGGGCTAAAAGATAAAAAGGTTAATGACATAGTGGTTACAATGTCATTCAACGAAAGATGCTTCGAACTTGTCAATAAGCTGAGCGACAGGGATTTATTGAGGCGGAGAAATATCCACCTCAATGATAATGGGTTGATAATCAACAATATAATGGATCTATCAAAATTAGATCTTGCTTACAAAAAAGGCAAGGGTGTTAATCAGAGATGGTTTGTAAATCCCTATCTGTTTGTTATGATTGCATTAGAGATGGATCCAGAGATTTACGCAGAGGTTGTCATTTGGCTCACGGATGGCTTGATAGAAAACCGGAACGAAGCCGGTGATGCATACGTTAGGATGTGCAGCGCAATAAGCAGAATAGTTCCAAACAAGAATGACTTGAAAGACAATATAAAAAGAGTTGCTAAAGCTATTAATTTCATTGTTTTTAATAAACACGAAGATGGGATAAGGAACACTGCCAGTAAAGATGAGCTCAATGATATAATAGCCATAGAGAACGTCATAGCCTCTGTTGTTGATGACGGTTTTATTAAAGATTACAATTCCTTGATAAGCTACCTCGGAGATAAATGGAAAAGAAAATGGGGGAATCCTGTTCTTGCATTGAAATAGTACAAAAAAAACACCCGGTCGTGGCTACATAGCCATGGCCGGGGATCCAATAAAAAAAAAAA